TTTAAACCCCACGGAATATAATGCAACTTTTTTGATACCTCCGTGGGGTTCTCTTTTATATTCGCAATTTCGATTTTGACAATTTTCAAAATTTGGTTCAGATTTCGTTCAAATCCTACTTAAAAAATTGAAAAAATTTTCCTACAAAAATATAATGCAAAAATTTTGATACCCCCGTCATATGCAATTTTGAAATTCAAAAATCGGTTATACAGAATTTCAATTTTTGCTCCCGATTTTGTTCAGATTTGCCCTAAAAAATTGATGAAAAACTTTAGTGTGGTAAAGCACCATATATAAACTTTGCCGGCTGCGGTTCGTGCTTATTTTGGTGTCGTGGCTTTGTAGTTTAACTTGTACGGCGGTTTTATTTTACAAGTGCATAATTGCAAGGGTTAACACCTGCACGCCTTAAAACGTCTTTAACAGCGTTGTATAAAATGGGTATAATATGCCTGTTGAGTTGTTGGAAGCTGTCGCCAGTTCTGGAGAATCCACCAGAACACACGCCGCCCGACTAGGTACACTTGTACACCTGAAAAGGCATAAAAAGCCTTATATATAAGCATAGCATTATTATATTAATTTTTCAAGGTACACAAAGAAAAGCATATAAAAATATATGCTAATGCTTGCGGCTGGAATCGAACCAGTCAAACCGCAGCAAGCCAAAAAGGGCGCAGATTGTACGCCCTTAATTAAGATTAATTATTAAATTCATAAAATAGACCGCTTTTATTATAACAAGTTGTAAGCCTTTTTAAGCCATAAAAAATATCATAATTACAATCAAAAACAGCTTGCGGACCTGCGTATATAATTACGCTTCGCCCATTATCCCAGAAAGAAAAATCTGCTATCTTTTCAAGCTCCAAGATTTCAGCCGACTTTTTCCCATAGATAAATATAAATTTTTCTAAATTTCCGCGGATTTCTCCAGCTGTTAAAGTGTTCAGTTTTTCATATATTGTCATATCATAGACCTCCATATTATTAATATTATCCCTTAAAAGGAAAAACCGCCGCCGGTATCGGTCCGGCTGGCATCCTCTGCGGCGGTTAATTTGCTTTTACTTCTGCTCTTAAAATCTCAATAGCTTCTTGTGTTGTGTGTTCCCTGTACCACTTCCAAGGCTTTTTATATGCTTTTGCAAGCGCAAAGTCTTCATGTTTTTCTGTCAAAATGCTTCTAACTTCTAAAAATGCCTTTTTTGCTTCTTCTAATCTGTTCATAATGTTTTTACCTTTCTTTTATTTATTCCCTTACGGGTAAAGCAAGCCGGGGAATCGAACCCCGGGAAAGCCGACCTTACTATTATATCGCTTCTTTTTCTTTGCTAATTTCTGCGGAAATTATTCCTTGCTCGAGGAAATAACGCAATGCGCTATCTCCGAAACGCTGTATATAATATTCTGCAAGCTTAGAAGTGTTAAAAGCGTCTAAGACTGTGCCAATGTCGCAATAAATGCTTTTATATGTTCTTTGCCTGTTTGCGAGTGCTTTATCAATCGGATTTTTTGGCTCTTCCTCTTTAACTGCAACAAGTCTATCAGCTCGCATTGTTCTAATATGTTCGTTTCCGCTTTCATTGGAAATAATAACGCATTTAACGCTTTTTCCGCTCTTTGTTGGCTCTATGCTTTTGACTGTGGAAGTGTAACCAAAATTCCAAACTGTAACCATTCCCGGCTTTAATTCTGCCGCCGGAATTGCTTTTTGCGGTGTGTGTATTCCTTGTAATTTAATTGTTCTCATAGTATCAACCATCCTTTCATTGTGCGGTCTGCCATCATCAGAGCCGGGAGACCATCCCGCGGCTGACGCTCCAAACCGGAGCGTTTCGGCTAAAATTTACAAGGCTTTTCATAGCGAATAATTGCGACTGTTTCGCCTGTGCTTTTAAGAGTTCCCCAGCCGTTCCACATCGGACCATTTAAACCTTTCAGTTTAGGCTGATACCAGAGTTCTTTTCTGGTCCGCTCCATATATTCGCCGTCATTATAACCACTTATAAGACTCTCAAACTCTGCTGCCGTCTTAATTTCAATCGGTAAATCATAAACACAATTACCGCCGTTGTATAATGTTCCTATAATCATTTTTAATCCTCCTTATTCTGTAATTCTTTCAAATATATCTATTGTTTTGCGTGCGTTTTCTCTCTTCTTTTCAGCCGTATAACTATGGCGGCGGCTCTTTAATGCCTTTCTTGCTGTCTCTATGCTATTAACTCCCCACGCTGCGGCTTCTCTTAATAACTCAACCTCTTCTTTTGGTAGCTTAATAGCTCTTAAAGTGTCGGAGTTGATAGAGTAATCATCTTTAATTCCTGGATACAAATCTTGGCAAAGTGGAATATATTCATCGCTCCCCATATTCTCGCCGATATTCCATACAAAGAAACCGAATGGAATCTTTGCAACTATCTTATAAATATTTGTTTTCCGTAATGTTTCACTTGTAATTGTGTCGCCTTTAATCTCAAATCTCATAATCTTGTACCATTTCGCCGATTGTGATATAATCGGCTTACCTTTCTTTTTTGATTGGTGGCGGTTGTGTGTCTTGGTAGGATTACAACCGCCTTTTTTATTTGCAAGATTATAATATCACTTTAAAAAGAAATACGCAAGTATTTTTATAACTTTTTTAAGAAATATTTTTATTGACTTTTAGAACCTACTATATTATTATAAGAAATAAATAAAACAATATAGAAAGGAGCTGTTAGAATGCTTAAATATCGCTTTAATGTCGGGGATGCTTTAGAGCGTGCTGGATTTAACACATATAAAGCCAAAACAAGCGGATTATTGAGTCAAGACACGCTAAAGAAGATAAAAAACGAAGACACAAATATAAATGCTAAAAGTATAAACAATCTTTGTTTGATTCTGGATATGCAGCCGAAAGACATCTTTATATATGAAGAGACAGAGGAAGAAAGAGAACTAAAAAAGAAATTGTAAAATATTTAAAATATCACTTGTAAAAGTTATAACAATGTGATATTATAATTGTACAAATTAAGAAAGGACAGTTGAAAGACTGAAAAGGTGCAGAATATGAGATTATTTTTAGCAATCAAGAAAGATGAGCAGAAAAGAGAATACATAAGCGCAGTTATTAACTCAAAAAGTTATCCAAGTACATATGCAACAGATAACAGAGGCGCGCGAATTGTGGAATTGCCAGAGATTAAAGAGGGCGAAGATATTTCAAATTGTCATATATGTTTATAAGAAAGGTTGAAAAGGTGAAAAAGATGAAAACAATCGAATTATTAAACAAGGCTGTTGAGCTTGGATTTAGCAGAGAAAAGGCATTTGCAGACATAGATATAAGTCTTGATGAAATAATCGGAGCAGAAAACAGAAAGCCAATTACAGAAGAGGAAATAAGCGAAGAGCTGGCGAATGATATTTTATTCGGGTTTGAATGCGAAAAAGAAAACAATTAAGAAAGGTTAAAAGGTGGGCGATATGAAAGCATATTACACGAGCATATACAACGAGGGAATGATTGGTGAAGTATTAAGACATAACACAGCAGAAGAAGCCGAAAAATATCTTGATAAAGAGTGGGACAGGCTCACAGAAAGAGAGCAGAAAGGATTTAAACCAGGCACGGCGGACAGTTTCAAGGCGTTTGAAATTGAAGCAACAGATGAACAGCTTGAACAGATAGAAGCTGGTGACATTGCCCCAGAAGAGCTTGCAACAGAAATAATAAAAGATATGTTATAATATTTAGGCGGTGTATATCTGTTATACATCGCCTTTTGAATGCCTATTGATTAATTATATTTATTGTGTTATTATATTGCTAATAATTAAATATATAAGATTTACACCCGATAATATTAATATTGTTATCGGGTTATTTTTATGTTATTAAATATATAATAATTAATCAGCTGGATAAGCTCCAGCGGAAAGGGGAACACATGGAGAAAGTACAGGAAGCACCAGACACGCCCGAAGTATTTCAAAACGACATAGAACTTTATTTATCGCAGTTTTGCGAAGAACACAATATCGAAGATATGACCAAAGAACCACAAAGCCGATGGAACGCCGCCCTAATGTATATTAATAAATATGTTTTCAGTGATAAAAGCATATTAAAGTTAAGTAATAATATTAATAAAAATAGCACTAATTGTATTATGGATAATAATTTTAATATGTATGATTATGATAAAATAGAGTATATATTATATATATATTATTACTTGTGTGCTGTATATGATAAAGAATGTAGTATTATAGGATTTAGTTTATTAACTGGAATTAATAGAGACACCATTCAAGATTGGGGAGCTGGAGAAAGGAAACTAAGTACAAAAAGTTTCGACATCGCGGAAAAACTGCGGGTTTTTCGTGAAGAAAGTTTATCAAACAAGCTCGCAACCGGCAACAAAAACCCTGTCGGCATCCTTGCAATACTCAACCGGCACTTTGCTTGGAATTTGCCGGGTGTCAGCAGAGAAAGCACCGCAAAGGTCATTAAAACAGCCGCAGACCTTCCACAGCTCGGACTATCTGGGGACACTCAAGGCTCTAATATTCGTCAAATTGCACAACAAGAAATCATTGTGCAAGATGTACAAGAAATCCCGCAAAGCCAGTAAACAAGCGGATTGTAGCGTTTTGACTTTTGATAACAGCATTTCGCTAAATTAGACTTTAGCGAAATGATAAAACAGAACATTTGAACGATAAAAGCACGACAAAGCCAGTAAGCAAGCGGATTGACAGCGATTGTGTGATAATTATTTATTGCGCAATGGCTCCGCTCTGGCTGATTTCGTTGTGCAAGATATACAAACGCAGGGCGTGGGGGTTATATATACACGCATTGCACGCCCAACTAAGTCGCTTTCCCAACCCCAAAGATAAAAAGGCTTATTATATATATTTATATATACATAACCAACCAATAATAATTTATTAAACTATATACAATAACCATTATATTTATTAATATATAGTCCTGATAATAACCCATATAATATAATCAATAAATCTACTGTACAAATCTGATAGATAGGTGTATAATAGACACATCTTAATTATTCACAAGATATTCAATAAATACACACATCAAAACGGCTAATTCAGCCGAGTAAATTCCAAAAAAATTTAAAAAATAAAAAAGAGTTAGGAGTTAGAAATGCAGGGGGCAGAGTATCAGGCTTTGTGCGTACTAACGATAAAAAGTCTACAGATAGGCTTCTGAATAAGATTAATAACTTAAAGATTGGTAATCGCGGTGAAGATACGCCAGAGATTGAATTAGGTGGTGTTCTTAATGCTGCATTAGGCTTATCCGACGAAGTAGGAGAACTTAACGACATGCTTAAAAAATGGATTTTCCATGAGAAACAGCTTGATATTGACCATGCAAAGAAAGAAGCTGGCGATATTTGTTGGTATCTTGCAATGCTTTGTGAATCCTTCGGTTGGAGTCTTGATGAAATCATGCAGATTAACATTGACAAACTGAAAGCAAGATATCCAGAAGGATTTGATACCTATAGAGCTAATCACAGACAGGCAGGTGATGTTTGATGGATAATATTCAACTTAGTGGATATTGCGTTGATTGCATAAACCAATTTGCATTATTCAGTGCAGAACCATGCAAGAGTTGCATTAATCGCGGCGGCAAGAAAGATAACTTTGCTCCGCTCAAAGATTTTGATTTTGCATCTAGTGTTAATGAAAAACCGGTAAATGACAATGTTAATCATCCGAGCCATTACGCAACCGGTAAATATGAGTGTATAGATGTTATGCTTGAGATATTCGGTGTTGAAGCTGTTAAAACATTCTGTTTGCTCAATGCCTTTAAGTACAATTACCGAAGCGGTAGAAAGAATGGCTTAGAGGACATCCAAAAAGCCAAGTGGTACATTGACAAATACATAGAATTGTCAGAATAGCCGTGTCGGTCAATGAAAGTATAATGGCTACAAAGGATAGTACACTGCGGTTTGTGGCGAATATATACCGAGAATAGCCATATCAATGCCTCATAGCCAAGTGGTAAGGCACCGGACTTTGATTCCGTTGGCGTGGGTTCGAATCCCACTGAGGTAGTTTGTCTTACTTTTATCGTAGACTACCATGTTTTGCATTTTAAGGTAGTCCTCCTTTCATGTACTCTCTTGGATTTGTTTCAGTTAAGGGCGGTGCAAGATCACTCGGAGAGTTTTACCTCGCACAGAGGTGTGAAATTCAACCTATTAAGGCTTTTACTAATATCCCCCAAAATATTATTGCATTTTCCCTTGATAGCCGTTATAGGCGGTATTTGCCGATATGGGATAAAGGTATTCCAGTAGCTTGCTAAGCTATCCAACAGAAATGTTGTTCGTGTTCAATTCACGATGTCGGCGTTTTGAAAGCACTTCTTAGGTCTGCGTGCATAATGCTGTTTTGCGGACTTATCCTAGGTTAAGAGGTGTGAGTAAGTTGCTATGTGCTGAAATAGGTAGCCAGTATTGCAGTAGATTTATGAGTTGGAATCTGCAACTTAGATAACTCGCCTTAAGTGTCATGTGGAGGTGCAAATCCTCACCATAGCAAATTGTCGGGTAGCTCCCGAATAAGCAGGTGTTGCAGTAGCCCCTGCTGAAAAAAATAAAATGCTTGTGTTGGTTGATTTGCGAACAGGATGGCAGATAGCGTAATGAAGTGCCATAAATACTTTTCAACACAAGAAACTGTACAACGGATAGTAGTTCAGTTGGGAGTAACGCTTGATTTATTCAAGTAGTCACAGGTTCAAGTCCTGTCTATCCGATTACAACAAACTAGGTTAGCTACCGAAAAGCAGAACTACGACTGCCTGTTTGTTGTTATTACTAATCGTAGAGTTGAGCGAATAAGGCGGTACGCTCTTATTATCTTTCGTAGGAGGTAATTTATGACGGTAAAAGATTTATTTAATTCAAAAAACACACTGCAAGTAGATATTGGATTGGCAGAACAAATAGGATTACACAATTCAGTAGTCTATACAGAAATCAAAAAGGCTAAAAAAGAAAACAACATTGATTTATTTAATAAACAGGATTTAGCCTATGTTCAAAAGAGATATTTACCATTTTTCTCAATAAAAACAATACAAAGGTCTTTAAGCTTTCTTCTCGACAAAGGCTATATAACAGCAGATAAAATAAAGCCGGAAGAAGCAAAAGAAATTGTTTTAAAAAGTAAACATAATTGTAAGTTTAAATGCGAATGGTGTGGTTGCGGTTGCAATGTTATAAACGAACACCATTATCCAATACCAAAATCAATGGGTGGAACAAAAATTGTAAGGATATGTCCTAATTGTCATTATGAATTTCATTCTTTATACAAAATCAGTAGAAAGGATGGTGTTTAATATGGCGGAAGTTAGAATTAAAAAGGCTGTAATCAGAGAAGATTTATTATCAATAACAAACGATTATAGAAAAGCAATCATTCTCAATCAGTTTATCTATTGGTCTGAAAGAGTATCGGATGCAGATAAGTTTATTCAAAAAGAAAATGAGATTGCAAAGAGCAATGGCGAAGAGGAAAGAGAGCTTTTCTATGGTTGGATATATAAAACCGCCGAAGAATTAGCCGATGAGGTTATGCTAGGTTTATCTGCAAGCCAGATAAGAAGATATATCAGTGATTTGGTGAATATGGGTTATATCTCAAAGCGAAATAACCCTAAATATAAGTGGGATAGAACATTACAATATAGGGTAAATCTTGTAAATATTGCAAAAGACCTTAAAAAGAATGGTTATCCATTAAGCGATTATAAAATTGAAATTCCAGAAAATGAAAAAACCATTGTGCACGAGTGCGTAATCAATAATGAGCCAATGGAAAATCAAACACAAGCTAGTGACGAAGCAATACCAGATAATACTAACATAGATTACTTAAACAGAGATTATAATTCAGAAATTACTAATAAGGATAATACATCAATTAACATTGATGGAGAGGTATATACATCGTTTTCAGAGAAACCGACGGCGAGAGCGGTCACAAGAGACGAAATGTTGCTTAAAGAAAAAGATATGGTTGATAGGTTCAATAACATCTGTGACAACGACATAGATAATTCAGCTATATGTGATTGTGTTAAAGACGGATTTAAGATGTATATGCAGTTATATGAAATCTATTTCCACAAAGTACACCCAATACTTACAGACAAGACATTAAAGAATGTATGTTCAGTCCTATCAACTATCACAGATACAGAACACGGACATTTCGACGCTGACGCTATATACGAAACAGACGATAAAGGTATTACAGTTTTACAGAGAATGATTAACGACCATTTTATCAGAGAACACAGAGAAAGCACCAACTACTCAATAACACATTTTGCCAACGCTGAATATCTTGGCAAGTTGGCAAATAGATTTATAGAAATGTAAAGGACATATTATGAAAACAATCTTTGGCATAGTAATGCTGATATGGGTTTATTACAACATCAAATACATTGAAAGAGAAGATATATCTATTGCAACAGCTGCTAAAGAGGGAATGTCAATAATAATATGTTTACTGACAGCTATATTGGCAATTATGATACAGAAAATGATGTAAAACAGACAAGGAGTGATTATTATGGCTATGGGCGTACATCCACTAAACAAAGATAAGTTTTACGAAGCGATTAACATATACATATCGGGACAGGCTTCACAGGTAAAGGCAGCAAAAGTAGCAGGTTGTAGCGTACCGACATTTAAGAAATACGCTAACAAGATTTATGGCGGCGAAGAATTGCCAGATAATTTATGGGGGAAGAATAATGATTGAGAGAATTGTTAATCGTTGGATAAGATATAAGACAAAGAACCTTACAAGGATACCATTGTTTACAATGACATTTGACTATCGTAAATATAAAGCAGACGGAAAGAAAGACAGTTGCATGTTTTACACACACCCAGATATTGCCAGTGATGAATTTGTGAAAAGCAAATTACAGGAAGTTGTTGACTATATCAGAGATAACTATGATTTGGATATATTTACGAAGATTTGAGGTGCGATATGAAAGATTGCTCAATTTGCAAATATTGCGATGAAGATTTTGATTTTGATGAAGAAACAGGAGAAGAATATCCGGTTTATGAATGCCAAAAAGGGAATAATACATCACTTGACTATGAGTGCAAGGATTTTAAGAAATACAAGCCACAAAAATATAAAGAGAAAAATACCGAATGCGATATATGCGAATACAGAGAAGAATGTGCAAAATATAGTTCTGGTATAGACTGTACAACTTGTAGAGATACAAAAACACATATTATTTATCCGCAAGACAAATGCATTAAAAGGGCAAAAGAACTAGGTGTTGAGATACCTAAAGATATTGGAAACTATTTTAAGAAATATGAGGTTGAGGTGTAATATGTGTAAATTTTGCGAGGAAAAATTTCCTGTCATAACACATTATGGCAAGTTTAAGATTGATAAGTTGTCAAATAAACCTGTAATTACATGCAACTTGAATAAATGTCCGTCCTTTGCAGTGTGTAGCAGTAAAGATATGAATGTTGAAATGGTAATGAAAATAGCTTATTGCCCTATCTGCGGCAGAAAGTTGGTGGAAGAATGAATGAATTTTTAAAATTTTTTGACGATAAAGCAAAAGACTTTCCGATGCATCTTGAAATTACTTATAGCAAAATATGTGATTGGAATATTTTGATTTATAAAAAAGGCTGTGCTGATGATTACCCTAAAGCTAGGTGTAATGGCGAAGATGTAGTAATTGTCGATGAAAATGATGGTGACATGGAACTTTGCTTTGCTAAGGCACATGTAGAGCTGAAAGAATGGCTTTCGGAATTTAATGGCGGATATTAAGGCGGTAGAAGAATGAAACATCAAAAAGAATGGCACACTTGTGATAGGTGCGGAAAAGAAATAATACCTAAGAGCTGGAAAGAAGTTAGATTTAAGCAAGTTGGATGTTGCGGAGATATAGTTCCCACTTTTGAAGATAATGATATGTGCCTTGAAATCAAGAGTGTCCGTAGATATAAATTTTTAGAAAGAACATATGATTTATGCCCTAAGTGCAGGAAAGATTTTAAGGAGTTTATGAGAAATGACCGTTAATATTGGAACCAAAACCTATGAAATGAGCCACAAGCAGACAAAAGCTATCCTTGGAACAGCTAAGAAACTTGCAAATTGCAACATATACGGCATTGAAAAAGGCAATGTGGTGATTATGCTGAATGAAAAGTATGAGGACGATATGAGCCTTAAAAAAGCCGTAGAGGAGTATAAGAAGAAAGGGTTCAAGGTGCATTGGAAATGAAAACACTAGTTGATTTTATCAAAAATTTGAAATCTTTTTATCAGTTTTATAAAGATTATAAATATAACGGTGCTGAATGTGAGTTTATTATCCAGAATTATCAAGAAGTTTTATGTAGCCGAACAAAAACTATGAGCAAGCCGACATATTATGCAAATTCCGTTATTGGAGAGATGGATAGGTGGTATGAAGATTCTTGGAAATCTATGTATAAATGCGAGCCATTTGAGCCGGAAGAAGAAAAAATTATGATAAAATCCGATGGCAAAACCGCACAAGTGTTTATTGACGGCAAAAAAGTAAGCTGCACGGACACGGAGTTGCATTTTATCGCTCATGCAAAGCAAAGTCCAATGATTAAAGTTGATGCACGATGGCATAAAACGGATGAAAACGGAAATGCAATTCTGAATGAGGATAAGACTGCGATATTAACAGAGGGTATAAAAATAAATTGTTGAGGGGGTGAGATTATGAAAATATCAGAAATGAATAACTGCATTGAAGAAATGCGAAAATGCTACAATTTTAAAGATGATGAAACAGAAATTAGACTTGCAAATGTGATAAGCCATGATGACAAATGTGTTTGTGTTAGTACAAGAGATGAAAATGGGACAACAATTGAAATGACAAGGTATGTAGATAAATTAGTAAATGTTTAGTTGCTGATTATCAGAGGAAAGGGGACGTATCATGGCTGATTTGAAAATATTTACAGAAAATATAGAACATGAAGCGTTGAATCAGATATATACGCTTGTAAAACAGCCAGCATTTTCGGATTGTAAGATAAGAATTATGCCAGATGTTCATGCAGGAGCAGGGTGTGTTATCGGATTTACTGCTGATTTGGGAGAAAAAGTAATACCAAACATTGTTGGAGTTGACATAGGCTGTGGGATGTTTACTACAAACTTGGGAAATATTGATATTGATTTTGAGAAATTAGATAACATCATTAGAGAATATGTTCCAAGTGGTAGAAAAGTTCATGAAGAAGAAAACTCATCTGTCGCAAGTGATATTATTGAAAAATTGCATTGCAAGGAACGGTTAAAAAATATAGATTGGCTGAAAAGAAGTTGCGGCACGTTGGGAGGCGGCAATCATTTTATCGAAGTTGATAACGATAGCAAGAATAATAAATATCTTATTATTCATTCGGGAAGCAGGAATATCGGGAAGCAAGTTGCAGAAATATATCAGCAAATGGCGATTGACGATATTTCGGGAAAATCAAACTTTAAACAAGATAGCGAGGAATTGATTGCTGAATACAAAAAATGTAAAAGAGAAAGAGAAATCAGCAAGGCTATCAAAGAATTAAAGAAGTCCTACAAAACAAATACGACTAAAATTTCTAGAGAGTTATCATATCTTGTTGGAAAACATAGAGAAATGTATTTACACGATATGAAATTATGCCAAGAGTTTGCGGAAATCAACAGAAGAACCATTCAGAGAATTATTTGTTACCGTATGGATTGGAAAGTTACAAAAGAAACGGAACAATTTCAAACAATTCACAACTATATTGAACACGATACAAATATTGTTCGTAAAGGTGCTATTTCTGCAAAAATGGGGGAAAGGGTACTGATACCGATAAACATGCGTGACGGTTGTATTTTGGGAATTGGCAAGGGAAATGAAGATTGGAATTATTCAGCGCCGCATGGAGCAGGGCGAACAATGAGCAGATCAAAGGCAAAAGAAAGCATTTTGCTAGAAGAGTATCAAAAAGCAATGGATGGAATATTTACAACATCTGTAAATACATCTACGATTGATGAAAGCCCTATGGCATATAAAACAATGGATGAAATAATTGGAAATATAAAAGACACTGTTGAAATAGTTGACATTATAAAACCGATTTACAATTTCAAAGCAAACGAATAAAAAATTACCGGCTAACAAATGGAGTTAGTCGCTAACCTAAAATAGTTATAGGCAGAGGTCTATAAGCACCTTTGCTGAAAAGTGGAGGTGCTTTTTTTATGGCTAGTCAAAGCCTTATTTCTACAATCAATGGATATGAAAATTATATAGAGAAAAATGGAATAGATGAACAGGTAATTAATGCCTATGTAGACGCTTGCAGCGTAGCCATAAACGGCGAGAAAGATGTTGGGTATGGATTACAACTTACAGAAAGGGCAAAAGAGCTTATAGAGCGTTTTTGCAAGGATAAGACAGGCGGAACGATATGGGATTTAGAGAAGTATGCGTTTGCAAATAAAACGGAATATGAGCTGATAAATTGGTTTTACGATATTTTATTGATTGAAGCGCAACACAAAGTTATTGATAGCGGATTTAGGTATCTTGAAAAGAAAAGAGAGCCTAAAGAACGATTTTATATGCCACGCCGCAAACAATTTTTAAAAATGGGACTAATAGAAGCCTTACAGGGCATGATTGATGATAAATATGATATATTGTGCGTGTCGTTAATACCAGGAGCAGGAAAGACAACTATAGAAAAGATGTTTAACGCTTTAGTAGCTGGCTGGTTTCCTAATGATTTTTGTCTTTTCTATTCCCATTCCGGCGACATTACGCGAATGTACTACGATGGTGTATACGATATTGTTACAAATGCTGATGAATATGCGTGGAACGAAATCTTCCCCAATCTTACAGTTACAAGCACTAACGCAAAGCTAGAACAATTCAACATTGGCAAGTATAAACCGTTTCCAAGTGTGCAATGTACATCTGTCGGAAGTAAAAACGCTGGTAAAGTTCGTGCAAGTAAATTTTTGCTTGTGGATGATATGATAGGCGGAATTGAGGAAGCCTTAAATCCTATGGTACTTGATAAGCTGTGGGATAAATATGCGGTAGACGCTAGACAAAGAAAAATCCAAGATACAGACGGACATAATTGCAAAGAGATACATATTGCTACACGTTGGAGCGTACATGATGTTATCGGAAGAATACAGAATATGTACGCAGGAAACAAAAGAGTTAAGACTATTGCTATACCAGATGTTGATCCAGTAACAGGCGAGAGTAATTTCGATTATGAGTATAGCGGATTCACAAAAGAATTTTTTGCAGACCAGCAGCTTTTAATGGATGAAATCTCTTACAGGTGTTTATATAAACAGGAACCTATTGAGCGTGAGGGCCTATTGTTTCCTGATGATAAAATCCGCAGATACTTCAATCTGCCACATGGCGAACCGGAAATTATCACAGCTCAATGCGATACTAAGGGCAAAGGTACGGATTACTTTGTACTACCGGTATTACAGAAATACGGAGAAGATTATTACTGCATTGATTGTGTATGCGATAACACAGCGGATTATGAAGAACAATACAGAAATGCCGCAGCAGTACTTGTGAATAATAAAGTACAAGAGTGTGAATTTGAACGTAATGCTGGCGGTGATAGAGTGGCTATGGAAGTTAATAAGCGTGTTGAGAGTGTAGGTTGGATATGTAACATTACTGATACACCGACCGAAACGAATAAGGAAGCAAGAATATTCCAATGTTCTAACTGGATATTACAACATATTATTTTTAAAGACGCATCACTTTATAAGCCTAATGAGCCATACGGAGTGATGATGTCACTGTTAAAGCAATATTCGGTATCAGGCAAAAAACAATTAGATGATGTTCCAGATGTTTTCTCAAACTTTGCATTAAGAATGACACAAGGCAATAGAGCAGCTAAAGTTGAAGCTACTATAAATCCATTTAGGAGGTATTAATTTATTATGACAACTAAGGACTATCTTAATCAAATAAGTTATTACAACAAGATAATTGATAATAAATTGATAGAAATAACACAGTATAAAGAATTATCATACAGCATTTCAGCGGTTGTTAATGAAGAAAGGGTCATGTCATCATCAGATCCGGACAAAACAGGCTGCGGATATGTCAGACTTGAACAAATGGAAGAAAGCCTTGATAAACTTATAGACAAATACATTGATGTAAAAAATAAAATAATAGAGCAGATAGAACAGATAAACAATGAAGATTATTATACAGTATTGTTTCTAAGATATGTCAGAAAGTTTACATTTGAAAAAATTGCAAATGAAACAGGCTGGTGCTGGAGACAAGCACACAGAATACACGCTAAAGCACTACAAGCCTTTGAAGATAAATATGGGAGTGAATATCTGTAAAAGATGTCATAGAATGTCACATTGCCGGTGTGGTATAGTATATCTGTAAGAAGTCACAAAGATGTTTCTTCATAAACACATCCTTATCGAAAGCACCGTTGCTTAATTGCGGCGGTGCTTTTGTTATGCAATGAGGTAGAAATATGAATTTTTATATGAATAAAGATAAATCAATAATGTGTCCGAACTGCCACAAGTTCTTAACTAAGGCAGACAGCAAAGATCCACGAACACATAAGTTAGCGTGCAAGCATTGCCACAAATGGATATGGTATGTGCCTAACGATGATGATGATTTTCAAATTAAGGAAATACCACAAAGCAGAAGTTCAAGCGGTATGACATTTTATTAGGAGCAAGATATGAACACAATGTATTTTCAAGACCTTGTTAGAGGTTGTTATGGTAGAAAAATCGCATATACGAATGTAGGCACAATAACTGCTAACAATGTTGTTAAGGTTATTGGAAGTACTATAGGTGTATTTAATTGGAATAAGCCAGTTATTAAGTATCTGTGGAATTACTACAAGGGCGACCAACCTGTTTTATACAGAACCAAGCTGTCTAATGAAGATATAATTAATAAAATTGTCGAGAACCACGCTTATGAATGGGTTCAATTCAAGGTAGGACAAAGCTATGGCGAGCCAATCCAGTTTATTAGCCGCAAAGATGATGAAACTATCAATAAAGCGGTTGATAAACTTAATGATTTTATGACAGATGCCAATAAGCAAGAAAAAGATATTAAAGCTGGAGAGTGGCAGTCGGCAACAGGAACATCTTTTAAAGCAGTCCAACCTAAAAAAGGAGATGTACCATTCAGAATTGTAGCACCTACGCCCCTTAATACTTATGCTATTTATAATGAGAGTACTGAAGAACAGATACTTGTTGTGCAGGAACTTAAAGACGAAGATGGAAACTGGTATAAGATGGCATTTTCAGACACTATGTCTTTCAGAATTGTTGACAGCAAAGTAGTTGAAGCAAAACTACATACATATGGCGAAATCCCTATTGTAGAATTTCCGAATAATCACGAAAGACTTTCTGACATTGAACTTATTATAGGTATGCTTGATGCAACCAATAATATGCAGTCCAACAGAATGGATAGCATACAGCAGTTTGTTGAATATTGGGTTAAGTTCGTGAATTGTGAAGTCGACGAAGAGACTTTTAAAAAAATGAAAGAAAACCATGCATTGGTTGTTAAGTCAATGAATAAAGATAACAAGTCTGATGTCGATATTATGACACAGGAGCTTAATCAAACGCAAAGCCAAGTAGCCAAAGAGGATTTTGTAGACAATGCTTTATCTATATTGGCTATTCCAAACAAACAAGGTAATACAGGTGGAGACACACAGGGAGCGGTTGAACTTAGAAATGGATGGGATTTCTCAAAATCAAGAGCAAAATTAAAAGACCCTCTTATTAAATCATGTGAAAAGCGACTGGCTGTAGTGGTTCTTAACATCTTGAGACTCGCAGGAGAAGATTTAAAGTTGTCGGTCAGAGATTTTGATGTACAGATAAATCACAGTCCACAGGATAATATGTACACTAAAGCACAGACACTTACAGTGCTGCTTCAAAGCGGCATACATCCACTTATAGCGATTAAGACAGTTGGTTTATGGGGAGATGCGGAAAAGACATTCCTGTTATCAAAACCATATCTTGATAATATATATAAGACTATTGATGATGTGGAAGCACAAGAACAAAAAGCGCAAAAGATAGTTAATCAACTCAATAACAATCAGCAAAATAAGGCAGTTATCGAATAATCGGTAGCTGCTTTTATTTTATACATTTTGCAGCTATGCGGTAAATAGCAGAAAACACAGCAGGAGCGACCTGCGGTAACAAAAGCGTGTGTTTAACGGAGGTAATTATGACAAGAGAAGATGTATTAAAACTTTTTCCAGAAGCAACAGATGAACAGATTACTAATCTTCTTAATCAGAACAATTCAGAAGTTGCTACGGAGAAAAACAAGGCAAAGCAGTACAAGGCTAAGGCTGACACAGCAGACGACTTACAGAAACAGCTTGATGAAATACAGGCTGGCAATCTGACAGAGCTTGAAAAGGCAAATAAGGCATTAGATACAGCTAATCAGCAGATAGCTGATTTACAGAAATCTAACGCTATCAGAGACCAGAGAGAAGCAGCTATGACTAATTTTAAGATTACTGCTGAACAGGCAAAGGCAGTTGTTAAAGATGATGGAAGCCTTGATTACACCGAACTTGGCAAGATTATGTCCGAAAAAGAAACCGCTGCGGCACAGGCTAAGGAACAGGAGATTGCTAAAAATCAGGATATTCCAGGCGGCGGCAGTAATAAAGGTGGTGCAGACAATAAGACAAATGCTGAAAAAATAGCAGAAAGCCTTATATCTAATGCACCTAAGAACAATGACGTTTTATCACATTACATTCAGTAATAGCAGGAGGTAAGAAATGGCAAAGGAAATGAATATGCAGTATGAAAAGACTTCATACGCAGGAGATGTTCAGATTTTAAAGAGAGAGCCCAACGAAGCAATCCCATTAACACTTGATTTTTCAACGGTAACAGAAAAGGATGCGAATGGAAAGAAGATTGTAAAAGCTGGTACACCTGTAAACAAGTCAGGTGTGGCTGATAATACAGCAACAGCAATCGGAATCTTAAGATTTGATGTAACAGAAGACAGACCACAGGGAGTAGTGCTTAAAAAGGCATATCTTAACACAAAGGTAGCAGAAGCACACTCAGGCGTTACATATGACGCAGCGGTTAAGACAGCTCTTCCAATGATTGTATTTGAATAATAACAGGAGGTAAATAAATGTTAATTAATGAAGTATTAGACAGCAAGTCTATCGCATTATCAGCAACAGAAAACGCTAGTAATCAGATACCTTATCTTGGTTTACAGTGGTTTCCAGAAAGAAAGAAACAGGGACTTGATTTAAGCTGGATTAAGACACACAAAGGACTTCCAGTATCGCTTGCACCATCCAACTTTGACACAATCCCAACCCTTAGAGCTAGAGAGGGATTAAGCAAGGAAAAAACACAGATGGCATTTTTCCGTGAGGGAATGACAGTTGGTGAAGAGGAAATGCTTGAAATCGAGCGTATTCAGTCAGCAGACGACCCTTACCTTGCAAGCGCTTTATCAAGTGTGTATGACGATACAAATAACCTTGTAAGCGGTGCAGAGGTTGTGCCAGAGCGTATGAGAATGTCACTTCTTGCGACAAATGCAGGACACCCAGTAATTGCTATTGTAAGTGATGGCGTTCAGTATGCTTACGATTATGACAAGGATGGCTCATACGCAAAAGACCATTACGCAAAGTTATCTGGAACAAGTATGTGGAGCGATACAGCCAATTCAAAGCCACTTACAGACCTTAACAATGCAAGAAAGAAGTTACAGAAGCAGGGCAAGATTGCTAGATATGTGCTTATGAACAGCAATACATTCCAGTATCTGCTTGACAATGCACAGATAAGAAACTCAATCCTTGCACAAAACCTTACGGCAACTATTGAGGTTGACGATGATACTGTTATTTCAATAGTACAGAAGAGAACAAAGCTCACTATCGTACTTTACGATAAGATGTACACTGGTGATGATGGCAAAGATCATTACTTCTACCCAGATAACAAGGTTACACTTCTTCCAGAGGGTAGTCTTGGTAGCACTTGGTTCGGCACTACACCGGAAGAAAGAACTGCAAGACAGGTAGCTGATGTAGATGTAACAGTATACGGCACAGGTATCACTGTCGCTACAAAGACAGAGTATGGACCACCTATGAAGATGTCAACATTTGCTTCCGAGGTTGTGCTTCCATCATATGAAAATATGGATAGCACATTTGTCTATGAAGTACACAGCGAAGAGCAGGAGGTAAAACTTATGATATATCCATACATAGTAGTGCAAGATGGCAAATGGTATAACGCAGGAGAAGAGGTTCCCGAAAAAGGAACTTCTTCAAACGGCTACACCAAGACAGACATCAACCGCATGTCAATAGACGACTTAAAAGCCCTGGGAACTGAACAGGGCATAGAAAATGCGGAAGAACTCAAAGGCGACGAGCTTAAGAAACTGTTGATTGAGAAGCTAGGATTATAGGAGTTAGGCAATGGCGGAATACACCACATTAGAGCAAGTCAAAATCAGACTTAAACAATTTCATATTGATACAGTCACAAATGATGATGAAACAACATCTGATGTGGTAGTGTTCGATAACAAAGAAGATAATCCAGTAATCGAACAGCTTATTAAACAGGCTACAGAAGATGTAAAGGCAAAGAGAAATTATCCAGACAGCTACACAGATGAAATGATAACCGAGGACTTGAAGAAATTTGAGAGCATTATCGTTAATTTGGCTGTCTACGACCATTCGCAGGCAGGTGAAAACTTTATGTCTGCCTTAAGCGAGGGCGGTATCAACAGAACTTGGAGAAATAGAGACAGCTTGTTTGTTGGGGTATTTCCGTTTGCTAAGGTTTTATAAAGAAGATTGTGCGTTATCATATTGCTGATGTCGGCAATATGGTAGCAGGCGGCACACATTAAGGGTGGTGGGCGGTGTGCCATTATTAATTATGAAAGGCGGTATATCAATGCCAATAGCAGTAATTATAAGCATTATTTCAGTTGCTTTTTCCGTCTTTTTCGGACTGTTTACGTTGGGATTTAATCTTAAGAACAACAAAAAGTCTGACAATGCAGAACTTACAGAGCGTGTAAAGGAAAATACACGCATAAATATGAAACTTGACACAATATCAGGCAACACAACAGAGATAAAAAATGAAGTTATAGAAATGAGAAAAGAACTTAATTCTCACGATAACAGGATTATTAAGGTTGAGGAAAGCGTAAAGTCAGCACATCACCGAATAGATGGATTGGAAGCGCGACTTAATGAAGATAAGGAGGAATAGCAGAATGGATATAACATCAGTATCAACAGTAGTTGCAATTGTTGTAATAACATATCTGATAGGTTTAGGGGCTAAAGCAATTCCACACATTAAGGATAATTACATTCCTATAATCGTAGGCGTTGCAGGCGGTATCTTAGGCGCTATAGGTATGTATGTAATACCGGACTTTCCGGCAAATGACATTCTTAATGCAATAGCAGTAGGAATTGTGTCCGGATTATCAAGCACAGGTGTTAATCAGATTTATAAGCAGGTAAAGAACAATGCTTGACATCAATAAGCAGGCTATGAAGTATTCGCTTCAAGGGCAGACAGTAACTATCTATGAAAGAGATGATGACGGCAATATCATTTATGAGGGATATACCGACACAGAGGGTAACTTCATTCCTTATCTTGATGATGAGGGAAATAAGATACCCAAAGTTCTTGAAGAGAAAACAGGCTTTTCAGAGCCTGTGGATTTCAAAGCGAATATAGCTTTCAGCGGTGGAGAAGCACAAAGCAAGGAATACGGCTTTGATACCGCTGATTTTGACGCTATTTTGCTGACAGATAGGAATACACTACCTATTCAAAAGGGCGACCTTATCTGGCTTGATAGCAATCCTACATACACATCTGACAGCCTTGTTGATGAAACATCAGCAGATTTCACGATTGTAGGCATTAAGCCAGCATTATATTCAACTAAGTATATGCTTAAAGCAGTTGTAAAGTAGGTGCATTATGGCAAGATATACAATTAATATATCCCTGTCTGAAAAGTCCGTAAATGAAGCTATCAGACAGCTACAACAGTATAAACAGAGCTTACAGTATAAATGTGAATTGCTTGTTGAACGATTAGCAGAATTAGGCGACAAAGCAGCAATTATGAGCGTTAATGAAAGCCCATTAGGCAGGACAGTAACATTAAGAGTTGACAGAAAGCCTATTCAAGATGGTTACCAAGCTATTTTAATTGCTACAGGTAAAACTGTTGAGGTAGAAGATAGAGAGCCATTTTACACGCTATTAGCAATTGAATTTGGCGCAGGTATTCATTATAACGCTGTTGCTAATCCTAAAGCTGATGAATTAGGGCTAGGAGTTGGCACATATCCTGGACAGGTCCATGCTTGGCAAGACACATGGTGGTTCTGGGATGAACAAAGTGAAAGTTGGAAACCTACTCACGGCGTTAAAGCTACAATGCCTATGTATAACGCTACAATAGAAATTATTAATCAGTATAAGCAGATAGCAAGAGAGGTGTTTGGTTAATGGCAAATGCAAACGATTGGGCGATAGACCTTGAAAATACAGTCACAGCACTTGTCAAGGCTAAAACCCTAACACAGCTTAAAAAGAAATATCCAAAGATAGTCATAACAAATGAGGGAGAAAACAGCGGTCAAGCAGTATTCCCAACAGTATACATTCATTTACTGCCAGCAGTAGAACAAGGACAAACACTTGACGGACAGACAATTAACGCATTGTTAGCGACATTTCAAGTAGATGTTACAGCTAATACAAACAAGTCTGACTGTCGTAAGGTTATGGCGATAATTACAGATACATTCAAGACAATGAGATTTCAAGGCAATGCAATGCCAGAGTTCTCAATCAGTAATAAAGTACATAAGAGTACCGCTAGATTCAGAAGAATGATAGCGGCAAATGACAGATTAATGTAACAAAGAGCAGAAATGCTCTTATTTTTTTGCAAATTTTTAGGAGGTAGACAAGGCAATGGCAAGTACAAGTTATAAAGCTAGGGTTATCTACAAGGAACATAGCGAAGATGGTTTTGCAGGCTCATACAAGTTAATGGTTGCGGCTAAGTCGATTTCAGCACCAGTATCAGCACCTAACACAGTTGAAAGCACAACATTTGAAGATGATTCACAGACATTCTTAATGGGTATCAAAACATCTGACGCTAAGACTTACACAGGAAACCTTGAGAAGGCTTATTTGCAGGACTTAATCAAAGCAGAAGGTAAGCAGTTAGACATTATTCAGTTATATGGTTCTGACGGATTAGGTGCGGTTGCTAAGTACGCATTTGTCGGACAGGTAACAGCGACACCTAATGATGTTTCTGGTACTGATTCGGTACTTGAAATGACAGTAACAGCAGTTCCTAACACTTCACCTATCGAATGCACAGACAAGCTTCAAGTTGTTGAAGGCACTGGTGGCACATTCACAGTAACAAAGGTGGGGGAATGATAAGCCAATCGACTAAATCAAAGGCTGTGTCGATTGGTGGCACAAACGCCAAAACAGCCGACTACACATCATATCTTGATGATGTAACAGAATAATTATTAAAAAAGGTAGGTGCGGTGTAAAACCGCACCTTTCCCTATATGGACGATAGGGTGGGAAAGGGTAAAAATTATGATGAATATTAATGTAAATGGAAAAGAATACAAAGTTGAGTTTAGCTTCGGTGCAGCAGAATGCAAGGAAATTGTGCAGAAAATGTTTTCTGTTGTTAACGGTTCTTACTTACTTGCACAGACAGATAAAAGTGTTGCACAGGCTTCTTTTGACGGCTTAGCAAATATGACAGCAGATGTGCCAGAGATTTGCATTTTAGCCATTTATGCAGGCTGTATTGACAATAACCCAGTAACTATGAATGAAGCAAAGGAACTCACTAGGGCATATATTACAGAGAAAAGAAAGACAGATAAGAGTTACGGATATAGAACATTGTTTGAAGAAATCAAGAAAGCGATGGAAGATGATGGTTTTTTCGAGCTGTCGGGGATAACAACGATGTTAGAGGAAATGGCGAACAATGTGGAAGAAGCGGCACAGGAGCAGAAGAAGCCGACAGTAGTTCCACAGGACCACAAGAAAAAGCAGACTTCCACAAAATAATATGGGAAGAATACTTTGTTTTAGCCAGTTCACTAGGCGTTAGTTATTCAGACTTTCTAAAAATGACACCTAAAAAATTATTACTATACGCAAAAGGCAAAAAGATTGATAGACAAAATCGAGATGCAGAAATGTATAACTGGTTTTTTGTCTATGCAATACCGGCTATTTCTTGCGGCATTGGTGCGGCATTTAGTAAAGATACACACATTGAATATCCGAAGCAGGCTATTTTATCAGAAAAAACGGAAGAAAGCGAAGAAGATACCTACGATAAAGAGTTACAGCGAATGTTACTCAATGAACAGAAATGGGCGGCACGAGCTGAAAAGAGAGGACTACCGCCAACAATCCTATAAAGGGGGTTAAAGCGTGGAATTAGATTCATTAGAAGTCAAAATTACCGGTACTGCCACGAAAGCTATCAATTCCGTCGATAAACTGATAAATCAGCTTACAAGGCTGTCAACATCACTTGCAACTGTGAATGGCTCTTCACTAAGTAGCCTTGCGAGTGGTGTTAGTCAGTTAGGCTCTGCTATGCAGAATATGAACGCAGGAACAGCAGATTTTACAAGGCTTGCCAAAAATATCACAAAGATAGGTTCTGTTGATTCAGTTGCACTAACTAACACAGCTACATCACTTCAAGCTGTCACAAAGGCAGTTGCAAGCATATCAGCTATTCCGCAAAATGCAACACAAGTCACAGAATTTGCAAAGTCACTTGGTAAGCTAGGCAGTAAGAGTATAGAAAATGCCGTTGTAAACATTCCAAAGCTAGGCAATGCTTTAAATGGCTTAATGACAACGCTATCAAGAGCACCAACAGTAAGTCAGAATGTTATTCAAATGACTAACGCATTGGCTAATCTTGCTAGTCAAGGTAGCAAGGTGGGTACTTCTTCAAACTCACTTCAAAAGTCACTGTATGGCGTTTCTACGAGCGTCAGGACAGCGACTAAGAGCAGTTGGAACTTGGCAAGTGCAATAGGCAAGTTTTATGCCACTTATTTTATGGTAATTCGTGGCAGTAAGAAACTTATAGAAGCAATTAAGTCAACAACAGATTACATTGAAGCATTCAACTATCAAGCGGTAGCGTTTGGCAAGATTGGTTCAGAGTGGGATAAAGATTACGAAAAGTACGGATATGATAACGCAACAGCATATGCAGAGAGCTTCCAAAGCAGAGTAAACGATACTCTCGGAAAGCTGTCTGGTTTAAAAGTTAATGTTCAAGGCGGTTTGCTTGAAGAAAGCGGAGCAAAGAACTTAGGACTTAACATACAAGAGATAACACAGTACGCTTCACAGTTAGCCTCTGTCACTAACTCACTAGGACAGACGGGTGAAGCAACAACAGCAATAACAAAGTCAATGACAATGCTTGCGGGCGATATAAGCTCACTTTTTAATGTGGACTATTCAACAGTAGCACAGAACTTACAAAGCGGTTTAATCGGACAATCGAGGGCATTGTACAAGTATGGTATTGATATTACCAATGCTACATTAGCGACGTATGCTTACAACTTAGGCATTTCTAAGTCTGTATCAGAAATGACGCAAATGGAAAAACAGCAGTTAAGAGTGTTAGCAATATTAGACCAAAGTAAAGTATCTTGGGGTGATTTAGCTAATAGACGGAAGAAAGCTGATATAACTTATCTTCCAAGTGTTGCATAAGAATAGAAATATCTTATGGCAATCGGGCAAAATCGGTGAAGGCTAAAGTTTTCAACTATGCTAATACCGAGATAACTCAATAGATTACGAACAGGCTATTGAGTATCGTAACGAGTAGGAATTGAATAAATATAATATTCCCAAGAGTGTCCGACACTACTGCATATAGGGCAGTATGAGGTGGAAGTGGCTACCACCAAACCAAACATAATGATGTGGGTGATAATATACTCTGAACTTATAGGAAACTATAAGAAGTATAGGATAAAGAGCCTATACGATAACAAATTTGACAATCAACTCCCCAAGTAATATGTTACGCCAGTTCAGCAACAATATGAAAGAGGTAGGAATGGTAGCAGGACAGCTATTTATCCCAATTCTTTCAAAGGTTATGCCGATAGTAAACGGAGTAACTATTGCAATCAAAAGATTATTAGTCAACCTTGCTTCTTTAATGGGGGTTAAGATTGACTTTGAGAGCTTCGGACAAAGTGGCTATAAAGACACATCAGACGGCTTAGAAGATATTTCAGACGGCTACCAAGATGTAGCTGACTCAGCTAAGAAAGCTACATTATCCCTTATGGGATTTGATGAAATTAATAAATTACAGGATGATACAAGCTCAAGCAAGGGTTCAAGTGGTGGTGGCGGTAGCTCTATTGATTTGACAGACGATATTACTAAGGCGGCGGCTGATTATGAAGCGGCATGGAATAAAGCATTTGCCAATATGGAAAATTCGGCAGTTGCTTGGGCTGATAAGATAGAGAAAGCACTTGAACCTGTTAGGAAGATATTTAAAGATTTTGCAATCGGGGATTTCTATGCAGCAGGACAAGATACATCTAACCTTGTGGCAGGAATTTTTAATTGGTTTGCAAAGGCTATAGATGATGTTCCTTGGTATACAATTGGACATAATATAGGAGAGTATTTAGCTGGACTTAATTGGCTTGAAATATTTTCAAGCCTTGGCAATGTGTTATGGCAAGCCATTAAAGCAGCTATCGAATTATGGAGTGGTTCATTTACGGCAGCACCAATCGAAACAACCTTAATAACGGCTATAGCAGCATTAAAATTTACAGGCTTAGGAAGTGTTTTGAAAAAGAAACTTGTTACAGTAATAGGGACAAGTATTAAAGGTGCTTTAAAATCATTCGGAACAGGTAGTATAATATCAGGAATAGGTGGATTACTTACAACAGATATAGGCACTATTATAGGAGCAGGAACAGCAACAGAAATAGGCTTAACTATAGGTGCTGGAATAGTAGGTGGAATAGTAGCCGCTATTGCCGGATTTAATTTAGGCAATTGGCTCAATGAAAAATTAACAGGCGAGAAAATAGATATGTCAATGTTCGACCAATTAGCATATCTTATAAAAGCACCATTTGAAGATTTACCTAGCTTTATTGACGGAGTGATAGAAACAATCACATTCGGGCATAAAGATGATATAGCAAATTGGTGGACTGTAAGTGTTGCGCCGTGGTTTACTAAGGAAAAATGGGGAGAACTGGGAGACAACATAAAAACATCTTTAAGCGAAAAATGGAACAGTTTTTCAGATTGGTGGGGCAATACAGCTATTGTTAGCTGGTGGAATAATAATGTTGCACCGTGGTTTGAAAAAGAAACATGGGTTGACGCTGTTGATGGAATGAAATTAGGAATACAAGAAAAATGGGATTCAATCGTTGGTTGGTGGAACAGTCTGGCAATTGTTTCTTGGTGGAGTAATGATGTGAAACCGTGGTTTACTAAGGAAAAATGGGAAAACTTGGCTGACGGAATTAAAAAAGGCATTCAAGGGAAGTGGGATGATGTTGTAGATTGGTGGGATAGCAAACCAGCACTTCAACGCATTTCTGTGGCTATCGAAGATTTTAAAGCTAAGATACAGAACGCTTGGAACAGCTTTAAGCAGTGGTGGAATGATTTAGGACTTGAATTTCCACACATTGATACACCACACTTTAAGATTGACGGAGAATTTAGTCTTGCACCGCCTAAAGTGCCAAAAGTCAGTATTGATTGGTATGCAAACGGCGGATTCCCAGGCAAAGGACAATTGTTTGTCGCAAACGAAGTTGGACCCGAAATGGTTGGTACTATGGACGGAAGAACAGCAGTAGCCAATCAACAGGAAATTACACAAGGTATTGCTAATGCAGTTTATCCAGCCGTTTACAATGCAGTTGTAGCGGCTATGTCAGAAGCTAACAATAATGTAAATATAACATTACAAGGTGATGCTGATAAATTGTTTACAATGGTACAGGATAAAGCTAATAACTACACTAATATGACAGGGCAAGCGGCTTTTCCATATTGATAAGATTTGCGTATTGTGTTATTCTTTTGCTATAAAATAAAAGCAAAGGGGTAACACAATATGGCAGAAAAGAAAGCAAAGAAAAAAGACAGTAAGCTAAGCATAGCGGCGGCAATTACAGCACTATTTATATTCACAATCCCAATAGGCTTTATATTGGCTATTGTGGATTTAATCAAAAGTAAAGGCGACAAGTCACAAAGACACTTAGGCTCTTACTTTGCAATAGTATCGTTTGTGCTATTTCTGATAGTTGCTTTTAGTAATGGAAACAGTGATAGTAGTAACAATGCCAATGCTACAAAACAGGCCACCACAACACAACAGAATGCAGACACAGCAACGAATAATGATACAACACTTAAATATCTTAAGCACGAGGTAATTACAGATAGCAATGATAGAGAAGTTGTTGTTGTCTATTTTGACTTTACAAATAATTCAAAAGACAATGAAGCATTTATTTACAACTATAATGTTACTTGCTTTCAGAATGGCAAGGAACTTGACTATCCGTTAGCTAGTTTTGATGTTGACGAATATAACAATGCGGCAAGAGAGTTGCAGACAGGTGCGAATATTACAGTTGCAAGGATATACATACTAGAAGATAAGAGTGATGCTGATTTAGAGGTGACACCTTGGGGTTCAAGTAAGAAACTTATGAAGCTGACATTAAAAGTAGAATAATCCCTTAATGGAGCGTATCTTTCGGTACGTTCCATTTTTTATTGAAAAGTACTTGACTTTGTACGTACACTTTGATATATTATGAATGTACAAAATGTACGTAACTTTTGAAAGAAAGGAGTTAATAGTATGTCACCCAAATTAGGACAGAAGATTAAGGACAATCCAAAAGATAAAAGAATAGAAATTCGTATGGATGATGAAACTGTTAGGAAATTGGATATTTTAGCCAATGAACAGAACGTAAGTAGAGCAAAAGTAATCAGACAGGGAATTGAAATGCAATACAAAAACAGACAAAAATAAAGTGTTGCCACGCTACCAACGAACACAACACTTTAAAAACACCAATCCGAAAGGAATTGATAAATCTATCATATCAGTTTCTTTCGGAAAATTCAAGATTTTTCGGAGGAAAACAAATGAGTAATGTAGAAATTGTAACAAATATTGATATAGCGTCAGAAATTGCACACGCAACAGTAACAGAAGTTTTAGCAAATATGGAAAACGAAAGAGTTTCATATGTTCTTATGGGAGTTTTGCAGCAGATAGAAACCATTCAGGACAATGTTAATAATTTTAATTTAAAGGAACAGGACAAGGCTACAAAGGAAGTAGCATAATATTATTGCGTGAGGCATTGTGGGCATATACTCCCACTACGCAATAGATTCTGTTTAGAGCAAATGATAAAATTTTTGTAGGAGGTAAAATAATGAGTTATAATTATCCAACTACAAAAGATAGTTCTCACAATGAGATTAAAGTACCTATGAACACTAAGAATATTTGCGGCGTAGACTGCTATGAGCAGAATGGCGTTGCGTACTTAAGATTGGAAAATGTTGCTAGAGGACTTGGGTTTACAAGAGTAGCCGCAAGTGGTAACGAGGTTGTTAGATGGGAAACAATTAGGAAATACCTTGATGAATTAGGCGTGCCAACAAGTTGGCACGGAAATTTAAAGCCGATTGGAAAAGATGGATTGCCAGATTTTATCCCAGAAAACATCTTCTACCGCCTAGCAATGAAAGCCAAAAACGAAACAGCAGAGAAATTTCAAGCATTAGTGGCAGACGAGATTATTCCGTCAATTCGCAAGAATGGAATATATGCTACTGATAATGTTATTGATGAAATACTGAATAATCCAGACTTTGGAATAGAACTATTAACAAAGTTAAAAAAAGAAAGACAAGCAAGAGTTGAGGCAGAAAGAAAGAACGCTATCTTAACACATGTCAATAAGACATACACAATGACAGAGATTGCTAAGGAACTGAATCTGAAATCTGCCATTCAACTTAACAAGTTACTTGCTGATAAAAAAATTCAATACAGTGTCAATGGAACTTGGGTTCTTTACTCACCATACAGCAGTATGGGATATGAAGAGATTAAGCAAGAAATCCTTGACAATGGTAAGGTTATTTATCACAGGAGAATAACACAGCTTGGAAGAGAATTTATACTGCAATTATTCAATGAAGTTGCATAGATTTTCTTGAGAATATTAGAATGGCTCAAACAGAAATAAATATAATGGTTGCAAGAAATTTGTAACCACACTAAGGAATGTATCAGAAATGGTGCATTCCTTTTTTAATGCCTTGAAAGGGGTGGTTTGATTGATTGACGCAGTTGTGATTGAGGGGGTTAGATTCCCAGTAGCATATAACGGCTACACATACAGCAGAAATAAGATATGGTCTAAAAATACAGGAAGAAATGACTACGGCGAAATGGTAGGCACAATCGTGGATATCAAAGACAAAGTAGAGCTTCAATTACCACCACTAACAGGTGAGCAAGCACTATTGCTTGATAATGTAGTAAGCGACGTAGATAACCCATTTCCAACGGCACAAGTCTTATTCTTAGGTGGCACGCAAAAGGAAATGACAATATACACAGGAGATGTGACATATCCGTACCTTACAAGGGCAAAGAATGAGGACGGACTTATAGTTGGAGCAAAATTAAGTTTAATTCAGAAATAAAGGAGAGAGTTCCACATGAAACTTAAAACAAGTGAGTTAATAAACAGATTTCAGAGCTTAAGTAACATATCGCACGACAAGACTACAGGCAGAATTGCTATGGCTGTTATGTGCAATATTAAGGCATTGGAAGAACTGTACAAGGCAACATTACAGACCATAGAAGATACTAAGGTCAAGTATGCAGATAAGGACGACAACGGCAATCCAGTTATCAACGATAATCAGTATCAGATTACATCAGAGAACTTAAAGAAGTTACAGGAAGAAATGCAGGAAATCAATGAGCAGGAGATTGAAGTGCCTGACATGACAATGCTTCCTATGGACGCATTCGATAAATGCGAAGAAATTACACCAGCTAAATTATACTCAATTGAATTTATGATAAGCCATTAATTAATCAATAAAGGCGGTGTAGAATGAAGATATTAGACACAGCTACGACAGAGATTGTTAAGGGAAATAGTGCAAGATACTACTCTAAATATATTGTTGACAAAAAAGAACATACTGATACGCTTAACAATTTTAAGTTTCAAAACATGATAAATCCCAATAATGAAATTACAATAGGTAACACTTGCAGCAGCGGTGTTACCTTTTCTATTTATATGCCAACAGTAAGCCTTGAAAATAAGGAAATTACCATATTCGAGGGTGTTAAGGTTGGTACAGAAATTAAGTATATTAAGTTGGGAATATTTACAGTTACTAAACAGACGAGTGACGGAGAATACACAAACTATGAAGCATACGACAGAATGTATAAGGCTGACATGCCTTACTTCTCTGATATGGCATTTCCTAGCACAGATAAAGCTATTCTTAATGAGATATGTGGCAAGTTAGGCATATCTTTAGCAACAAATATAGTTACAGCACATACTATCAGTGACAAGCCACAAGGATATACCTATAGGGAAATTATCGGCTATATGGCTATGCTACAAGGAGGTAATGCGGTAATTAATTCTGACGGAAACCTTGAATTAAGGTGGTATAAAGATAGTGGATATGTACTTGACGGACATAAGTATTATCAGCAGAGCGTTACATTCACAACGAGTAAAGATTTTATTATACAGAAGCTGACTTGCAACAATACCAAGAGCGGTTCTACAGAACAAAGTCAGATTACTTCTGGTGACGGAGCGACAGGACTTAGTTTTGCCAATCCGTTTATGACGCAAGCAATTCTTGATGAAGTCTATAAAAAGATAGGTGGTTTTACATTTAGACCGCTTACAGTTAAGTTTGTCGGTGATTACCGACTAGAAGTTGGTGACATTATAACTGTCAACAAAGGTGGCGTTGACTACAAAGTGCCTATAATGCAGATTACGCACGAATGTGACGGCGGCTTAATGGATACAGTTACATCTATAGGTCAATCTGACACGGAGAATACAAGCGTTGCTTCTGGTCCTATTACTAAGCAGATGGAACGGTACTATGCCGACTTGATACTTGTAAATAAAGCGCTTATTAATAAACTATCTGTTGATGAAGCTGATATCAGATACGCAAGCATTGAAACCTTAAAGGCTGTTAATGCTGATATTGATAACCTTAAAACAAATAAATTAGATGCAACATATGCAGATATCATTAATGCTAATGTGGAAAGCCTTAAGGCTGTTAATGCGGATATTGCAAATCTTAAAGTAGACTATGAGAAAGTTGGCATACTTGACGCAAGTGTAGCTGATATCAAGACATTAATATTCGGTTCAGCAACAGGAACAACAATAACAACGGATTTCTCTAATTCTGTTATTGCTGTTTTGGGAGAAGCGCAGATTAAGTCAGCAATGATTGATAGTCTTGACGCAAGCAAAATCACAGCACTTGACATTAATACTACTAATGTACTTGTTCACAGCGAAGATGGCAAGTCACAGTGGAAAGACAATACAATTCAAATATCTGACAGCAATAGGGTTAGGGTTCAGATAGGTAAAGACGCTAATTCAGATTACAACATGTATATCTGGGATAAATCAGGCAATTTGATGTTTGACGCTATTGGATTAACAGACAAAGGTATTCAACGACAGGTTATCCGTGATGATATGGTTAAGGATAATGCTGATATTGCCGCAAGCAAGTTGAATATAGAATCGCTGTTCAATGTTATCAATAATGATGGTTCACACACGCTTAATTCAACGAAGATATATGTTGATAGTGAACAGCAAACCCTTGATAGCGTATTTAAGAGTATTCAGACAACCGTTGGCGGCAATTCTACATTATGGGGTTCAGCCATTAAGCAATCTAAAGATTTTATTGACCAAAAGTTGTGGTGGACTGATATTCGCAATGGAGAGTCTATCGAAAGCAAATTCAATACAGTTACAAGTACGCTTGATAGCTTCGGTGTGCAAATAGGAGATGTTTACAAGCAACTCAACGATGATTTCAAGGTATATCAGGTGACATACGAGCCGACTAAGGATAATTATCCAGCTAATGAGTGGAGTGTACCTATATATCCAAGCGATGATAGATACCCTAGTGATAGCACATGGGAATACACAGAAGCAGAATATGATAATTATGTAGGCATTATAGCGTATTGGGAAGCACAGAACAGAGCGTGGCGTTGGATTAAAAAAATAGACGGAACGCACGGTTGGAAAGAAATATCTTCAACCGAAATCGCTTATCTTCTTAATCAAAATGCCGCGTTAAAGGTGAACCTTAATACAATCAGCTCTGAATTAAATAAGACACAGATTGATATAAGAGACAACTATAGCACCACTGTACAAGTTAATAATGCTATTACACAGGCAATTAGTGCAGAGAGCAATAGTATTAAGAGTGAAATTTCTACAACTTATGTAACAAAGAATGCTCTTACAGGCTATAGCACTACAGAAGCTATGAACAACGCTATAACACAAGCAATAACTAAGGAAAGTAATAGTATTAAGCTAGAAGTATCTGGCACCTATGCAACTAAAAATGATATTAATAATCTACAAATTGGTGGAGTCAATAGATTCATAAAAAGCACTGTAACTCCTAATAAGTATATAACAGCCACTGGCATAATAACAGATGGCGGTAACTATTGGGATTTGACGGACTACATAGATGTGTCTAAGTGGAAAAACTATGTAGCGAGTGGATGGACCAATCTGGGTAATGCACCGGCTACTTGTTTTTATGACAGCAATAAAAAGTTTATCAGCGGAGTAGCAGATAAATCTACTGGAGTAAGAGGTTCTCTGCCAGTTCCTTCTAATGCTGCATATATGCGTTTTAGCTTTGCACATGTAGATACAAACAAGCTAAAAATAGAAAAGGGTACAAAAGCTACAGATTATTCTCCAGCACCAGAAGATATTGATGTTAAGTTTAACAATTATGCTACAACAGCAAGCCTTGAAGCATACATTAAGAAAGACCCAACGACAGGGGAACTTAAATCTGCCATTGAAGCTATTGCAGACGATATAACACTTAATGCAAGTGGAACAATTAATATTAGTGGTAATAAGTCTGTTAATATCAATGGTAATCTGTTCACGCTTACATCTACTAATACTACTATTTCAGCAGATGGTTCGATAGACTGTAAGAAGCTAAAAGCTGTTAATGCTGATTTAGAAGGCACATTTAAAAATGTAAATGTAACTGACGGAGGTATTACAATGACCACTACTATTATTGGTGGTGAATACCTTATAAAAAGCAGTACAGGTGCATTTTTACAGATACAAGGACACTACATTGAAATGTCAAATGATGATGGTTCAGGAACGAACTGGATATTAAGTAGAAGCGAATGTGTTTTTAATGACTATTTAAATGTTAAGCTATATCACCCTTCACTTAAAAACTATATGCGACCTGCTTTGTCTATGAGCAATCCAGTAACATTTGATTGGAGCGGAAGCGTTTTAACTATATATGTTGACGATGTAGCTGTCGCTACATGGGATTGGGCACAAAAAAATTGGTATTAAATCTGCACAGCGGTAGAAAGGAAAACAATATGTTAAGTATAACAAAGACAACAAACTTAAGCGGAACATCAGTGATTAATGGTCAATCAGCCATGACAATGTATGCGGCTGTGCCGGAAACTGGTTCACTGACAATTAGTCAGACAATTACTAACAAGGAATTGTACCTTGCAAATCAGACACAATGTGATACTGATTATGAGAATTTTAAATTGGAAGTCAACAAGCTGTTAAAGAATGAACAGCAAACAGTTGATTTGAATACAGCAGATACAATAACAGAGTAAATCATCAGAGAGTGTGGGTTTAAACCTGCACTCTTATTTTTAGGAGGTAAATTATGAGCTTAACAGGATTTCTTTCGTACAGCCGTGTAAATTGGCAACAATCGCCAAGTAAAAGTACTCCGCTTAGTGCAGCAAACTTAAATATAATGGACGCAGGAATTAAGAATAACAATGACATGATTAGCAATATTCGTGACGAGATTACACAATTAAACAGCAATATTGACGTTAAAAACTCTTTTTGCAAAAATATTGCAAGTATAAATGGTACTCTTGAAGGTTATGGCTATAATTATTGCTATTATAATAAATCTACCAAAACAGGGATTTTATACTATGCCTCCAAAATTGAAACACAAGATTCTACACAGAATAATTTTACAGGATATTATGACATAGAAACAGTTCTTGAAAATATGGGTATTACTACCTTTAATAAAATATTGGAAAGTAATTATACTCCATACGATTCCACAGGTATAGTTCGATATAAATTGGTCGGATATGGAACGACATTATTATATAATTCTGCAAATCAGAATTATGTTTTTGCTCGATATTATACAAAAGATGGTAATAAAGGAGCATGGGCTACAAGTGAATTTCAAAAAGGTGATTATATTACAGGCTCACTTATATTTACTTAAGTGAAGAAGATGTAAGGTATTTCTTATCGAACACGACGAACTACAAGAAGCAATTAGCAAGGTTGGCAGTGCCACATAACATTAACAATATAATATTTGCAATCAAGCACCTTAGTGGAAACACTGGGGTGCTTTTTTGATACACATTTTTCTAAATTTAGGAGGTAAATTTATGGGTAGATTATTCGGAATCGACACATCAAGGTGGCAGGGAGACTTTGATTTCAAAAGTGCAAAGGATAATGAGGGTGTAGATTTTGCCATTATCAAGGCAGGTGGTGCTGATGATGGTTTATACGAAGATAGAGAGTTTGAGAACAGCTATAACAAGTTGGAAAGTGCAGGAATCCACAAAGGAGCTTATTTCTTCGGTAACGCATTAAGCAATGATGAAGCTGTAAATGAAGCCCGATATTTTGCACAGCTTTTAGCAGGCAAATCATTCTGCTACCCAGTATTCTATGATGTTGAAGCAGGCATGGTTACCGGCAACGACCTTACAGACATTATTATGGCATTCCTTGATGAAATGAGAAATGCAGGATATAAGAATGTCGGCTTATACTCATATGAGAACTGCATTAACAATTATGTAGACATTTCAAGAGTAAAAGAAGCTGGTTATGCTGTTTGGGTAGCAAAGTATTCAGATGCAGAACCTAGAATTGCTGTTGATTATGATATGTGGCAGTTCGGCGGAAGTATTAATTATCTTAGAGGTACACAGATTAACGGACAGACAGTAGACCAGAACTATTGCTACACTGATTATTGCACAGACCATGTCGTTGAAGAAATCACAGTACCAGACTATGAGCCAGTACCAGATACTAAGTATCATAAAGGCGATACAGTTAAGGTTATTAACGCTATCCAGTACGATAATGGCGAGCCATTCGGCACTTACTATGATGAGTACAGTGTCTTATCGGCTAGTGGCAGAAGAGTTGTTATCGGTGTTGACGGCGTAACTACTGCTGCTATTGACGAGGATAACATCAGCCTTGTTAAGTGCATTTATGACAATGACAATGATGTCAACACAGATACAGTAAACCGCGGCGACGGCAAGAAAGTCAGAGTACTTGATAACATTGATTATGACGGCGTGAGATTTGCGACATATTATGATAAATATGATGTGATTGAAGAGAGCGGAGACAGAATTGTTATAGGTATCGGCACAACAATCACAGCCGCTGTTAATATCGCTAATCTTGAATTTGTTGGCGGTGCAAGCTCTGATGATACGCCTACAGATATCCCATTTAGCGAAGATATTGAAGAGGGTAGCACAGTGAGATTTGTTGGCAATACTGATTATGACGGCACGCCTATTAAGGCTTGGTTTGATGAGTATACAGCATCAGAAAGAAGTGGAGACAGGGTTGTACTTGTGCATGACGGAGAATTATTCGCAGCGGTCAATGTAGCCGATTGTGAATTAGTCTAACCTTAATAAAAATACCGGGAGTGCAATGCTCCCGGTAATTCTTAATGAATATCATACATTTCTGATATGACAACAGGTATTGTTTTTCTTGCATTTAGCACTGTTGTATAAGAATATGTCTTATCAGTTCCTTTGCAATAAAAAGTAACCTTATCATTTTCTATAATCCTATCAAGGTCGGTATTTAATTTTACTACAATTAAAACATTGTTATCTGCTATCATTCCATCTTCATAAACAGAAGCTAATATAACAGAATAACATTCAGGACCACCTTTAACAAGAAAAGAAGAGCCGTCTTCTACAAGCTGAATAACATGGGTTTCAAGTGCAAAATCTTTATCAATATAATTCTGTGGCTTTCTTGTTAAATCGGAAGCAGTAGCTTTATCAGAGTACATCATTCTATCTTCTTTAAAAGCAACATCTTTAAAAAGAGCTTTTTTATTTATTCCAGAACCAGAAGCTTTCTTTTCGGTTTGAGTTTCAGTTTGTGTTTCTGTTGCGGTACTCTCGATATTATCAGAAGCACCATTCTGACACGCTACAAGGCTCAATAAGCACATAACAAGCATAATGCTTACAATTCTCTTTTTCATAGGCAAATCCCCCTTAAATTTAATTTTACTAATCATATCACAATGTGCATAATTTGTCGAATGTTGTCGAAACTTGCGATATCTTTAAGCTGATTTTTACATTATCAGTATTTATAATAATAATTGTCCGAGAGAGTTCGGGCAGAATCTTCAAGTTTCGGCTAGGTGGCACTGTTTGATTGGCGTTGGCAGTGTCACCGCTGAAAACTGTTAATCTACTGGGGGTAGGTTGACATGCAAGAACAGATGTTCTATAATAACACTATCGCTACCAGTGTTATATCGTGCAATAAGGGGGATATATGGAGAATGAGGAATACAGACAGAAGATAATCGAATTAATAGAAAAAATAGAGCGTACAGACATATTAAAATATCTGTACGCGTTCACAAAAAGATTAATTGAGAAGTGGGGGTAAAACCCTACTTCTTATTTTTGCTGGAAATCATGGACTCAATCATATTAAGAACAATCTTCTTATCTCTTTCGTCTAGCATAGAAAACTTATCAATCAATTCAAAATCTTTATCTCCCTGCTTGACATCAAAAGTCTTATGCTGTTCAACATCAAATCCCATTAGCCATAAAGGTTCTACATTCAACACTTTTCCTATTTTACCGCTACTAATATTAGATGGAGCGTGTGAGCCGTTAAGATATTGACTTATTGATGACTTACCAATTCCTGTCTTATCAGCTAATTCTTGTGGCTTCATACCACATTCATCAAGTGCTTTTCTCAACCTTTTTGCTGTGACTTCGCATTTCATATGCATATTCTCCTTTCTTTTGTGATAACTGTATTTTAACACAACGCTGTTAAACTTTCAACAAAAAAGTTAAATAAAATTAAACTTTCGTGTTGACATATGAGTTGAACAGTGTTAAACTAAACTCATCTTGAGGAAAGGGGGTCAGATATATGCCATATACATATAACAAGTTAAAAGGACGTATAGTTGAAGTGTTTGGCAGCCAGAGTGCTTTTGCTAGTAAACTGGGTATTTCCATGGTTTCGGTATCAAGAAAACTTAATTGCAAGACAGAGTTTTCGCAGCATGATATTGAAGAATGGAGCAGGCTGCTTAATATTCAGCTATCAGAATATGGCGATTATTTTTTTGCTTAAAAAGTTAAACAGCATTAAACTTTAGAAAGGAGATGAAAAAATGACAGGACCTTTTTCTATAAGCGGAGATGATGAGGAACGGACACTAAGAGATTATGTTGAATGGTTTGCGCTTGGACTTGCCTACAATGCGGTAAATGGTGAGAAAAACGAAGCATTACAAAGTGAATGTAAAATACTCGATTCTCTCACCAACGCATTGAACGCTATAAAGCTTTAACGAAAAGGATTAGATATAACTTCTACCTTAGCTGGTTTGTTATCAATAGTAGACATAAATTCATCATAGTATTTGCGGTACTCAATTTTGAATTGTTCAACACTGTCTTGATAACCCAACAACTTAGCAATAGCGTATCGGTCAGCAAGTTGCTTGCTATCCATATTTTTCACCTCTTTTCCTAATAGAATAAGAGGATTATAGCACAAAGTACAAACAGATTAGAATTTTTGATATTGATACAATGGAAAGGTGATGGTAGCGGTAAATAGTTACAAACTTTTATTCAAACATCATTAGTTCTTTTTGACAGGGATAGCGCCCTGTTCGTATCAAGTGTGAATTACCTACCGATTGGCAGTTTTGTCTTTAGCATATTTATTTAATTCTATTGATATAGAAATAAGAGTATACAGGGTGCAGAAGTCTAAACCACAGAAGTATGAGCCGACCACTGATACGCACAATGCTATGACAGTATCCATACAATCTCCTTTCGGAAAGTGTCTACCATCACCTTTCCATTGTATCAATAAATATAAAGTTCTACAAGTTACAGCAGATAGGAATGAGCAGAATTGCTCAAATGCACCTTAAAAGGTCAAAATATATCACACATTATTTAGAAAGGAATGTTTATGGAGCTACAGATTTTTAGCAATTCAGAGTTTGGAGAAATCCGAACTATTACTAAAGATGATGAACCTATGTTTTGCTTGGCTGATGTATGCAAAGCATTGGAAATCACACACGTTACAGATGTGAAAAACAGACTTAAACAAGATGGGGTCGGTACTGCCGAGGCCATAGACAGTTTAGGAAGAAAGCAGAAAGCTACATTTATCAATGAGAGCAATCTTTACAAGGCAATCTTTCAGAGCCGTAAAGAAAGTGCAGAGAGATTTACAGAATGGGTTACAGGAGAGGTACTTCCGTCAATCAGAAAGACAGGAAGTTACAGCAAGCCTTTGACAACATCTGAACAGATTAGATTATTGGCACAGGGCAACACAGAACTCACAGAGAGAGTTGATAAGGTTGAAGATAAGATAACCAGTATCGAAGAAGAAACTCCGCTTTACGGCTGTGAGATTGAAGAAGTGCAGAAACATGTTAGAAAGAAAGGAATTGAAGTACTTGGCGGAAAGGACAGCAATGCGTACAAAGACGGTGGTATTCGCGGTTCAGTATATTCTGATATATACAAGCAGTTAAAACGCGAATTCGGGTGCGTGGCGACATACAAGAGTATTAAAAGAAAATACTTGGCTGATGTACACGAATTCATCGACACCTATTTGTTGCCAATAGCACTTGCCGAAGTGGTACATGATACAAACATGTAGGAGAAGATATGAAAGAAAAGATAATTAACATATCCGCAACACTGGCAGGAATCAGCCTTATAGCGTTGATTCTAAGACCGGTACAGCCGCAAGCTAAGATTAATCAGCAGAGTGCAGTGTTAAGTGAATGCTACAACTCACATGTTGATTATAAGGTTGAAACTGGAGAGATAAGTGTTGATGAATATGAGTTATCGCTCATGGCACATTTACTGATGGGCGAATGCGGAGCGACATGTAACGATGATGAAATGCTATATCTTGCAGGAGCTGTTGTTTTGAATCGGGTACAAAGTGAGTATTTCCCTAACAGCATTGAAGAAGTTATTTATCAGCCAGGGCAATATCAATGTACAGAACTTAAAAACAGTGGATTCTATAAAGAACCGACAGAAAGGTGTTGGAGAATAGCAGAAGAATTATTAATAAGCGGATATGACATACCTAGCAATGTGTTGTATCAAGCTGAATTTAAGCAAGGTAGCGGTGTTTATAAGAAAGTGCAGAACATGTACTTTTGCTACAAGTAAGGAGTGTTTATGGAGAAAAGAATAAGAGAAGAATTATTCAACTTAGGTATTCTTTCTAACAGAAAAGGTTATGCATACATCGTTGATATTATGAGCAATCTTGATTCTGCATTAGCAATAGATGGCGAGATTAAGAAAGTTGCCGAGAAATACGGCAAAAGTAAGGATTCTATTGGAAGTGCAGTAAGAAATGCTGTTAAGACAGCAAATCATAGCCTTGAGGTATGGAAGAATTACGATTGCTTAACAACAAAAGGATTTCTTACAACAATGTATTACAGAACCAGAGAGGAGAGTGCCAATGAGTAGCATAAAAAGAATCATTAAGTTGAATAGAAGCAGGCAGAGAGCCATGAGAGAAAAGGATTTTAGAAAGTTCTATACTTTCAGCTGCAAAATCCATCTGATTGAAAGAATGGATAAAGTACCGATAGGAAGTTACATATTAAAGTAAGGAGAGAAAGAAATGGAAAATGCAATTAATAACAACAATATCACATTAGCAGGAGTAGTTGAGAGAGAGCCAGAATATTCACATGAAGTACTTGGCGAGGGGTTTTATGTATTCATGCTCAAGTGTTCAAGAACAAGTGGTAACAAAGATACATTACCGGTAATGATATCAGACAGACTTGTTGATATCAGAGAAATCAAAGTAGGACAGGTTGTCACAGTTTCAGGGCAGATAAGAAGTTTTAACAGACACATTGATGATGTGAAACGCAAGCTGATTTTATCTGTATTTGCAAGAGAACTTGAAATACTGGCACAGGACGCAACAGAACTACCATTCGAGGAAAATATTAATACAGTTATACTTGACGCTCATATCTGCAAACCACCTATATACAGATGTACTCCAAAGGGCAGAGAGATTGCAGATATCTTAGTGGCAGTAAACAGACCATATGGCAAATCAGATTACATACCATGTATAGCATGGGGAAGAAATGCAAGATTTGCGGGTGGACTTGAAGTTGGAGAACACATTCAGATCCAGGGAAGATTCCAGAGCCGTGAGTACGCTAAGAAGATAAGTGACAATGAGATTGAGACAAGGGTTGCTTATGAAGTATCAGTAAGCAGGATTGATTACGCAGAGGAGGGCGAAGCTAATGCATAGTGATATTACAGTTAGAGATTTAGCAAGTATGGCTATTGATGAAGACGTGGTATGCCAGATATGGACACCACAGCAGGGAACAGTATTTAACGGTTCGTTTGAGGAAGCTAAGTATTCAGCCTATGCGGATAGGGAAATTGATAACTTCCAAGTTGAAGATGGCGTATTTGTTATGAATATATAATAAGGAAAGGATATGTTTATGGAAAGAGCAGTTTTAAAAAAAGTAGTTCTTGAAAACTTTATGTGCTACGCACACGCAGAATTTGATTTTTATGCCATTACAAAGATTATGGCTAAGAATGGCAAGGGCAAGTCGACTATTGCCACAGCTTACTTGTGGTGCTTGTTTAACTGTGATTATGAGTTAAAGGATAATCCGGTTGTCAGACGAGAGGTTGACGGAAAATCCGTTGATGATATGGACACAAGTGTTGAACTTACACTTGATGTTGATGGAAAAGAAATAACTATGAAGAAAGTACAGGTCCGTACCTATAACAAGGATAAGACAGGCTATAAGGATGATAACTCATATTACATTAATGATGTGAGAAAGAACCTTAAGGACTTCAATGCATATCTTGATGTTGATATGAATGTATTTAAGATGTGCAGTAACGTAAACGCATTTCTTAATCAGAAGCCTGCTGAAATGAGAGAATACTTATTCGGTCTTGTAGGAGATGTTACAGACCTTGATATAGCTTCGCAGAAAGCTGAATTAGCCGAGTTAGTTCCTTTGCTTAATAAATATACAGTTGAAGAATTATCCGCTATGAATAAGGCTACAAAGACCAAAATCACAAAGGATTTGCCTATTCTTGACGGACAGATTAAGGAAAAGGAGCGTGATATTCAGCTTAAACAGGCTATTGAAGTATCTGACCTTGAATTGCAGAAGAACAGCCTTAAAGAACAGATTGCTGATTGTGTGGCAAAGCAGACCGATAATGACAAGCTGATGGCTGAATATGACAAGGCTAGTTCGGATATTCTCAACTTGAAGTTTGAACTTAGTGATATGTCACGCAAAGCTAATGAAGAAAATGTTAAGGCTAGGAGAGATATTGAGAACAAGATTTCTGAAAAGAAAGATTATCTTATTAATATAGCTAATACTATTCAGAAGAACAATTCTGAAATATCTGGTTATCAGAATGACATTGAAAGCGGCACAAGAGAAAGAAACAGGCTTGCTGATGTTTGGAAGAAGATTAAAGAAGAAAAGTTTGACGAGAATACAGCAGTTTGCCCTACTTGTCATAGAGAACTGCCAACAGAAGAAATTGAAAGCCTTAGAAGTTCATTTGAAAAGACAAAGGCTGACAGGCTGGCAAAGGTTGAAAAGGACGGATTAGAAGTTAAGGCAGACATTGATAATGCAAGAGATATGATACCAAGGCTGGAAAAATGTAACGAAGAAAATATTGCTAATCAGCAGAAGTTGGAAGAAGAAGTTGCAAACCTTGAAAAACAGTTATCAGAATTTCCACAGGAAATTGATGTATCAGCCACCGAGGAATATAAGGCACTTGAACAGCGGATTGCTGAAAAGGAACAGGCTATGCACAAGGCTAATGATATTTCGGCAGTTAAGGCAGAATTAAAAGCACAGGAAACAGCTTTAAGGCAGCAGTTAGCAGAATGCGAAAGCCAGATTGCAAAGTCTGATACAGCAGCAGACGAACAGCGACTTGAAGAATTAAGACAGACGAGGATTGATTCTGAACAGAATAAAGCTAATGCCGAGAAGATTCTTGATTTACTTGATGAATTAGACAAGGCAAAAAATGAAGCCTTAACAGAAGCAGTAAACAGTCATTTCGGTTTGGTTAAGTGGCAGTTATTTGAATATGCCAAGAATGGAAATTACAAGAGCTGTTGCATACCTACAGTTGACGGAAAGAACATTTTAACAACTATGTCTAACAAGGGCAATCGCATTTTAGGAAGAGTTGATATTTGCAACTCAATTCAGAAGATTAGCGGCATATCGGTGCCTATTGTTTTAGATGATTCTGAAAGCCTTAGTACAGATAATCAGAAGAAAGTTGCTGAAATGGTGGATAGTCAGTTGATTATGCTGATTGTAAATGACAGTGAGAAATTAGAGATTGTGGAGGGATAAGCACTATGAATGATAGATATGTTGTAGAGCGTGAATTTGAACACGCAGGATACAAATGCGTTGTCATATTTGGAAGTTCCGGGCACAGATGCGGTTATGTCGGCATTCCAAAGAATCATCCATTATATGGAAAGGATTACAGTGATTACCTTGAAATCAAGAAAACTGATGTCGGAGACAGAGAAGTAAGTGGGATTCTTCCTTTGCTTGGTGCTTGGCTAGACGAAGATGAAAGAATCCGCATTGAAGCATATTTTCAGTGTCACGGTGGCATTACATATGCAGGTGGTGGAGAGCATTCAAGTTATCCAATCGAGAGTGATTTGTGGTGGTTCGGATTTGATTGCGGACACGCAGGAGATAAGTCAGATTTGGATTATGCGATGCAGAAGTTTCCAAGCCATAGAAGAGAGCTTCAACTACGAAAAATGGTTGAAAGTAAATATCCGATTGATGATGTTATCCGCACCGAAGAATATGTTGCAGATGAGTGTAAGAAGTTAGCGGAACAGTTAAAAGAGTTTGAAAAAAGTGAGGAAAGATGATGGGCGTAAAAGGGTATAAAGCATTTAATAAAGGAATGATATGCAGAGGTAAGCAGTACAAAGAGAATGCTACTTATGAAGAAAACGGAAATGAAATATGCGAAGCAGGCGTAATGCATTTCTGCGAAAACCCATTTGATGTGCTGGATTATTACCAGCTTGTTGATGAAAATGGCAACATTCCAGATTTTGCAGATGTTGAAGCTATTGGAGATGTTTATAAAAAGGGGAATAAAACAGCTACAAATAAGCTCCATATTGGTGCGAAACTTGGGCTTAAAGGGTTTGTTAAGGCTTGTGTAGATTTTACTATTGAAAAAGCAAGAGTTGAATCTGGTAAAGATAACGAAACTGATAGTAGTGGATATTCCGCAAAGATAGGTTCAAGTGGAGATTACGCAAAGATAGGTTCAAGTGGAGATTACGCACAGATAGGTTCAAGTGGATATTCCGCACAGATAGGTTCAAGTGGATATTCCGCACAGATAGGTTCAAGTGGAGATTACGCACAGATAGGTTCAAGTGGAGATTACGCAAAGATAGGTTCAAGTGGAGATTACGCACAGATAGGTTCAAGTGGAGATTACGCACAGATAGGTTCAAGTGGAGATTACGCACAGATAACATCCAAGGGTAAAAATTCAGTTGTTATGGCAGCGGGCTATAATTCAATAGCAAAAGCAAAAATCGGTAGTTGGATAACGTTAGCTGAATGGATTAGAACTGATAAAACAAATGATAGTGGTAAGTATATATGGATTCCTAAGTGTGTAAAAACAGAATGTGTAGACGGAGAGCATATCAAAGAAGATACATTCTATAAATTAGTTAATGGTGAATTTAAAGAAGTTGAAAGCGAGGAATAATTATGGCAGAGAATACAGCAGTTGCAGAAACAAAAGAAGCTGAAAGCAGAGAACTTGTAGCAAAGGATTTTACAGAGGGAATGGTAGTTAAAATTAAGCAGAAAGAGAAATTCGGTTTAACATTCCCTAAAGATTACAACTATACAAATGAGTTTATGTCAGCAATGCTAATATTGCAGGACACAGTAGATATGAACAAAAAGCCTGTATTGCAGAGTTGCACGAGGGCAAGTATCGAAAACGCCCTCATAGATATGGTAACAGACGGATTATCAATGAGAAAGAAACAGTGTTATCCGGTTGCCTACGCAGGAAAATTAAGCTGTCAGCCGTCTGTTTATGGTGCAACTTGCGTTGCTAGAAGATATGGGCTTAAAGACATTAACGCATCAGTTATTTATAAAGGGGATGTATTCAAGTACCACAAAGAGGATGCAAAGACAATTATTGATTGCCACGAACAGAGCTTTGAGAATATCGACAATGACAAGATTGTTGGCGCTTATGCGGTAGCGATTATGGGAAATGGCGAGAAGATTGCGGAAGTTATGACTATGGCACAGATAAAGACAGCTTGGAAACAGGGATACGGATATAAGGAGACCGGAAACGGAGTTCATCAGAAATTCGCAGACCAGATGGCTATGAAAACTGTTAAAAATAGACTTCTCAAAGCTATCAACAATACTCATAGCGGTTTTGGCAAAGAAGATGATTACGAGGAAATCAGCCACGATGAAATGCTCGAACAGGATGTTGCCTATGATATTGAGCAGAACGCAAACACAGTAGATTTTGACGAGGACAACATAATTGATGTAGAGCCTACAGACACAGCCGACAAGCAGTCAGAGGAGCTACCGCCATTCATGCAGAGTGAGGAGAGCTGATATGAGATTAATTTCACAGCACGGCAATGTTGATTTGCCTTACGAACAGATAGTTGTGTGTCACGCAATGGAAAATGTCACAGCACTACACAATGAGAAAGAATATGTTTTAGGCAAGTATTCTTCACAGGAGAAAGCGTATAAGGCTATGGAAATGCTTAGAGAGACATATATCGGTATGCCTATCGTAATGCAGAATGTCGCTATTTCAGAAGATGTGGTAAAGGAATTTGAAAGATTAAAGAAATGTGGCGTTATGGTGCGAGCAGAAAATCAGCCGTCAAAAGTAGATTTTATCAACAATGCTGTTTTTCAGTTCCCACAGGATGATGAAATCGAGGTGTGAGTATGAGATTAAAATGCTTAGGCTCATCGTCAGCCGGAAATTGCTATCTGCTAACTTCCGACAGTGGAGAAACACTTATCCTTGATTGCGGAATACCGATTAAGGAGATTAAAAAGGGCTTGAATTGGAACATAAGGGGGATTACGGGTGTGATTATAAGTCACACCCACCTCTAGACCATAGCAAGTCAGTAAACGATTTTAAATCAATGGGAATACCAATACTTGCCCCATATTTAGGCGATAGCCGTAAATCAATGAATATGGGCGAATTTACAGTAAAACCCTTTGATTTAACGACAGTAGATGGCGGGTGGACACATACAGACGCAAATGGCGAGCCTTGCCCGATATACGGCTTTCTGATTACTCACAAGGAAATGGGGAGAATGCTTTACATAACCGATTGTGAGGTTGTCAAATGGAGATTTAAAGACATAAACCACATTCTCTTAGGTGTGAATTATGACAAGGATTTAATTGACAGAGAGAATACAAACAAAGCTAATCACGTTTTCAGAGGTCACTTATCCATTGACACAGCTTGCGATTTTGTTAAAGCGAATTATTCAGATAACTTGCAGAACGTCATAATGTGCCATCTATCAAGTGAAAATTCTGATAGAGATAGTTTTATCGAGAAGATGAAGAAAGTCGCTTGTGGGGCAAATGTGGATGTTGCGGCAGCAGGGAAAAGTTGGGATTTGAAAAATCCTAATGAATGCCCTTTTTAGAAAGGAGAATTGAAATGAAGAAATCTGAACCAAAAATGATTTTAAATATATCTCTCAATAGCGAGGAAATTGAAGAAAAGGTCAAGATTGCTATGGACGAATATGTAGAGAAAGTTATTTATAAAAATCTTGATGAAGAAATTACAAAAATTGTTGACAAGAGAATTGAAAGGCTTGTATCTGCTTCAAATTGGAGTAGTGACAGGAAGATACAGGGTGTTTCTTTTGAGCAGTTTGTAAAAGATAGAACCGAAAAAACTATCGGTGATTTTGTAGAAAAGAATATCAAAGAAATCCTTGCCAAGAGATTTGCTGAAATTATGACAGATAGGAGTTTTGATAATGATTAAAGGCAGAAAGGAGCAGTAATGGAGAGATTAACAGAAAGAATTGATAATGTTCCGGATGGAGAATCTGGCGTGTGGGTAAAAGAACACGATTATGTATCAGCTGCAGAAAAATTAGCTGAATATGAGGACTTAGAAGAACAGGGCAGACTTATTAAGTTGCCTTGTAAGGTGGGAGATACAGTATGGGATAATGACTTTGGCAGACCTTGTGCATATACAATAACAGCCTTTTCGTTTGGTGAATGCAAAGAATACATTTGTGAACCTGTTACAACAAAAAAGCCGTATTCTATTATGCAAACTCAAGCGGAAGTATCACAGGAAGTTTTGCAGAAAGTGAAATCGGCAAGTCAGTATTTTTGAACAAATCAGAAGCAGAAGCAAAACTGAAAGAATTGAGAGGTTGAGAAAATGACGGATAAAGAGAAATATGCAATTAAAATAGCCATAGACACTATGGATAAGTATAACAGTAGATATTGGAACACACGTTATGGAAGCCTTAAAACAGGTGTGTCTGTTTGGTATGGCGAAGCAATAAGTATTTTATCAGATATGCTTTCAAATGCTGATAGTCACACTTGCAACTGCCAGCATAACAGCAATTCAAGAGATAGTGAGCCTTGTTGCAGATGTGATAGCAGACGGACCAATGCTGACAGGATAAGGAATATGTCGGATGAAGAATTAGCAGAGTTTCTTATAACTTTTAAAAACACATTCGGCGAAGAATACGAAGGAGAAACTAGTTGTATGGATTGGCTTCAATCAGAAGCAGGATAGGAGAGAATATGGTTGAAATTCCATTATACAGAAGCGTACCAACAATGAGAGATTATGAGGATTATGTCAGCGAATATAATTATACAAAAGGTTGGAATGACGCTATGGATTTTATTTTCCCAGAAGCGAAAGAGAAGCGTGAAAAGGAAATAATACGAAAAAATATGTCCATAATAAACACCGAAAGGAGAGAATATGGAAGATAGATATTTATTCAAAGCAAAGAGAGTTGATAATGGAGAATGGGTTACAGGCTCTCTACTCACTTGTGAAGATGGAACATGCAAGATTGCAACAAGTTTGTTAGAGGTCAAAACCAATGGACCAATACTTGTATGTGCTTATGATGTGGATAGAGATACAATCTGCCAATGCACAGGCTTAAAAGACAAGAACGGCAATCTAATTTGGGAGAATGATATTGTAAAAATAAATAATAGCAAGGCGAATACGGTTGTAGCATTTAGAGATTTTGAAATTATATGTACAATTCCTAACGAAAAATATTATAAGCATAGGCTTGAATATGATACTGAATATGAAGTTATCGGCAACATTTTTGACAATGGCGAAAGATTTATTGGAAAGTGAGGAAAATTAGATGAATCGAGTAATTTTATGTGGGAGAGTTGTTAGAGAGCCAGAGATTAGATATTCACAGACAGTAAACGGAAGTATGGCAGTAGCAAGGTATACATTAGCTGTCGACAGAGCTTTCAAGAAAGAGGGTGAACAGGCAGCAGACTTTATTAACTGTATCGCATTTGGCAAGAATGGAGAATTTGCAGAGAAGTATTTACACCAGGGAACTAAGATTATCGTTGAGGGTAGATGGCAGACAGGCAATTACACTAACAAGGACGGACAGAAAGTCTACACTAATGATTGCGTTGTTGAAAAACACGAATTTTGTGAAAGTCGTACTAATCAGCAGAATAATAACAACGGAATTATGGGCGGTAATGCTAGCTCGGACAACTTTATGTCAATTCCGGACAATGTAGCTGATGAGGGATTACCATTTAATTAAAGAGGTGTGAGTATGACAGAGAATGAAGCAATAGAAAAGCTAAGAGCATATCATAAATGTCAAAAAATGCAAGTAAAAGGTATTTATGAAGATTGTAATGCAAGATTATGTGACAACTGTGATTTATGTTATGCACAAGGTAATACCGGAGAACATATCAAAAGTATAGAGATTGCAATACAGGCACTTGAAAAGCGGATACCAAAGAAGCCGAGAAAAACCGATTCGTACAGAGGTGTATTAAAAAAAGTATATGCTTATGTATGCCCTACTTGTGGAAATGCACGTTTAGAAAAATACATGAACGAACGGCAGAATACAGTGTTTTGTTGGGATTGCGGTCAAAAATTAGATTGGAGCGATGAAGAATGAGATTAATTGACGCAGATGTATTTGAGAAGTTTATAAGAAAAAATTGTACAGATTCGCTTGTAGATTTGTGGTGTGAATTAGTACGAAGACAACCAACATCTTATGATGTAGATAAGGTTGTGAAACAGTTGGAAGAACTTAGAAAAGAATGTGAAGACCCATTGCAGGATTATGACCCAAATTATTTTATTGTCAAAGCAATCGAGATAGTAAAGGCAGGTGGCAATTCTTGAGTTATCAGAACATAGCAAGAGCCAAGGCAATAGAGAAAAGTAATAAGCAAAGGCTACTAAAGATAAATCCAAAACTTGATGATAAGAGTGGTATTTATTTTTTGACCAGAGTTGACGAGAACAATATTCCTTATTTTTACATCGGGCAAGCACTACACCTATCGCAGAGGATGTGTGGACACCTTGTAGGGTATCAGCACATAGATTTATCAATCAAGAAAAGAGGATTTTATAGCAAAGATAATCCTTATGGTTGGAAACTAAACTTTATTCATTACCCAGAAAACGAGCTTGATAAATGGGAACAGTACTGGATTTTGGAGTACACCAAGAAAGGTTATCAGTGCAGATACAACAAAACAGCAGGTGGTCAAGGAGAGGGTAAAGAAAAGATAAATGAGTTTAAGCCATCTAAAGGCTACAGAGACGGTCTAAAACAAGGCGAAAAGAACTTGGCGAGGGAATTATCCTCTATCGCAGAAAAGCACCTTATAATCCGATTGAAGCCCGAAAAAGAGCATAACAAGGTATCACAGAGGCAGTATGAGAAGTTTATGGATTTGTTGAAAGTGGGTGAAGTAGATGGCTAAAGCAGTATTGGTTATGGATATGCCGGAATCGTGTTTCGGTTGCAACTTTTGTCATATTAATAGTAATGGTGGAGAAGACCGTTGTCAGGCACTCGAGGTGTCAAGAGCAGTCAATTCCGAAACCTACGAAAAGCCGGATTGGTGTCCGCTCCGAGAGTCGCCGAAGAAGAAAGAAGAGTTTGAACTACGGAAGTGCAAAGGTTCTGTGAAAGGGACATGGAAAGTCCCATTGATTGAGAATAAGGGTTTTAATGCCTGCTTGGATGAAATTTTAAAAGGAAAGAAAGTGGGTGGTTCAGAATGAAGATTTTAAGTAATAAAGAATATTATCGTCTTGTGAACAAGATAGATATTCTTACTAGAGATAATGACTGTATGAATAGAAAACTTGATGAAATGAAAGAAAATAAACCTAATGATTGCAAAAGCAATGAAGGAAGTGACTTTTGCAACATTTGCAAATTTGGCTATTTGAGAACAAGAAATCCATTTGGAACAGATACTTATGCTTGCAGTAAGACAGTGCCTTGCGAGGATTTTAGAAGAAAAGAAAGCGAGTGATTCAGAATGAGTAAAGCATACAGATGTGATGTTTGTGGCAAATTTTGTAGTGATTGTTATGAAATAAATGGCTTTGATATTTACACTGATGATTACGCAAAAAGAGGCTATTCAAATGTTGATAAAAAGACAGTGATAAATGAAATATGTGGTGATTGCTATAACGATATTAAGACCTACATTCACGATAAGGTATTTGAAGCAGCTAAAAAGCGTATAAAAAATTCAATTAACTAAAAATCAAAGAAAGGAATAGGACGCGCGCATAAAACCTAGGTTTCCTTTTGGTAGATTTAGAATGTATAAAAAGAAGATTAAATGTGAGATATATCGTGATTCTATGCAGAATTACAAGAAATACGCAATACCGCCAGCACAGCTTATTATTGCAGATGTTCCTTACAATGTAGGAACTAACTTCTATGGAAGTAACCCTATGTGGTACAACGGCGGCGATAATAAAAACGGAGAAAGCAAACTTGCGAAAAAGGCGGCTTTCAATTCAGATTTTAACTTTAATTTGTATGAATACTTCCATTTTTGTTCAAAGATGTTAAAAAAAGAGGATACAAAGCCTATTGCAAGGGGCAGAAGTAGTAACAGTCCTTGTATGATTGTATTTTGCTCATTTGAACAGTTATCAACATTGATTGCCGCCGCAAAGAAACACGGATTTGTTAATTACATACCGCTTGTATTCTGTAAAAATTACAGTCCACAGGTGCTTAAAGCGAATATGCGTATCGTAGGTGCTACGGAATATGCACTTGTACTGTACCGAAATAAGTTACCGAAATTCAGAAACGGCTTGCAGATTGATGAAAACGGAAAGAATATCAGAGGTACAGGGCATATGGTATTTAACTGGTTTGACGGCGGTAATGAAACGGAATGGGGCAGAACTTACTATAACAATGGTTCATATATGATGTGGGAGAAAGACGGAAAAGATGTACCGAAAATTCATCCAGCTCAAAAGCCTGTAGCAGTCCTTAAAAAGCTGATTGAGATTTTTACAGACGAGGGAGATGTTGTTATTGACCCTTGTTGCGGTAGCGGTAGCACGCTAAGAGCTGCCGCAGAACTTGACAGAAGTGCATACGGATTTGAGATTGACAGAAACTTTTACGAGCGTGCAAAGAATGAAATGCTTGTATTTGAAAAGGACAGTCAAATGAATATAAGTGATTTTATAGGAGATACAGTATGACGCAAGACGGGCAGTTTGAATTAACTGACTTTTTGAGCAAGAAGATTGAGAATAAATCTGTTATGGACTTGACAGCTTGGATAAATAGTCAAGGCAAGGCACAGTATTCGCAGATTGGCGAGATTATAGAAGAAGTTTACAATCGTGAAAAAGATAGCGGAGAACTTGTTGAAAGGCTCACAAATGCTGTATCAGTGTATGTTCTTAATCAGTCTATGGGATATATGGATTATTTGAGAAAGGAAAGTGAGTGATGGAAGTCAACATTAACAAAGAAATAGTCTCAAGAAGCCTTAATACATATGGAAACGGAATACAACTTGTGGTATGCATGGAAGAGTTATCAGAGCTTACGCAGGCAATCAGCAAGGAGATAAGAGGTAAAGACAACCGAAACAATATCATTGAGGAAATGGCTGATGTATTAATTTGCATTGAGATTTTAAAACAGGTATTTGAGATTACAGATGAGGACATTGGCAGTTGGATTAAGTATAAGCAGGAGCGGAACTTGTTCAGAATAAATTGCCCTCAAGCTGATTAAAATACATCAAGACGGAACTTGAAGAAATATAGGAGATGATGATATGGCAATATACAGAAATGTCCAGTTATCATTTTGGACTGACAACAAGGTTGAAGATGATTTTACGCCAGAGGACAAATATTTCTACATATATTTGCTAACAAATCCACAGACAAATATATGTGGGTGTTATGAGGTTAGTTATTCGCAAATGACAAGGCAGACAGGTTATAACAAAGATACTGTTATCAGACTGTTAGAAAGGTTTGATAAGGTACACAAGGTTATTAAGTTTGATTCAGAAACTAAAGAAGTGCTGATATTACATTGGTATAAGTATAATTGGAGCAAGTCAGAGAAAATCTTGGCAGGGGTTTTAGGAGTTGCCAAACATATTAAATCTGACGAATTTAGAAAATATGTTAATGATATGGTTGATTCCATTAAAAATGATACCCTATACATAGGGTATACATACCCTATGGAGACATCTGTTTCTGATACTGATTCTGATACTGTATCTGATTCTGTTTCTGTTAATAATAATATAGTAAATAAAAAGAAAGATAATATAGATAATAATATATATATAAATATTATTAGTTACTTAAATAACAGATGTAATACCAGATATAGATACAATACGCCTAATACTAAGAAACATATCGGGGCAAGAATCAAAGAGGGATATACTGAACAGGATTTTTACACAGTCATAGATAAAAAGGTTAATGAATGGCTTGGAACTGAAAGGGAAAGATATTTAAGACCAGATACCTTGTTTGGCACGAAGTTTGAGAGTTACCTTAATCAGAATGTTGTTTCTGAAAAGCAAGGCAATCAGAATTTCAATAAGGGTGCTATTGATTGGGATAACGTGTAAGGTGGGGTGGTAAGAATGAGTAGATTAGATGATACACTCAACAAAATAAATTTTAGAAGTGATTATCCGTACAACGGAAAGATTGAATCACTCTTAAAAACAATTGCAATTAATAGTGCTATTATATGTGACAAATTAGATACTATTTCTAATCAATTGAAGGGAGGCAGCAATGACAAGAGAAGAAACAGTTAAAATCATCCGCATTATGTGTGATTGCTACCCTAACTACAAGCCTAACAATTTATCAGAGACAGTAGATGTGTGGAATATGATGTTGGAAGATTACAGTTATGAACAAGTATCAGTCGCACTTAAAGCATACATCAACTCTGATATAAGCGGATTTGCTCCAAGCATAGGACAGTTGATAGGTAAAATACAGACTATATCACAGCCGCAGGAACTTGACGGAATGGTAGCTTGGGGGTTAGTCAGCAAAGCGTTACGGAATGGCACATATGGGGCAGTTGAAGAATTTAACAAGCTACCGCCACTTGTCAGACAGGCGGTTGGTATGCCAGACAACCTTAAAAACTGGGCGACATCAGATTATCAGACGATAGAGACAGTAATACAATCAAATTTTCTAAGAACTTACGAAACAGTTGTTAAGCGTGCGAATGAAATAAAACGTATGCCAGACAGTATCAAATCACTTATCGAAAAGACGAATGCAAATTCGTATAAGGCTCAAATCGAGCAAAAATTCCAAAGAGATATAAATGCATTACAAATTAAAGAAAATACCCTTATTGGTCAAAATACAAGCACAGAAGAGTATATTGAAGCACCTCAAGATATTCAAGAAAGAATAAACGCCATGAGGTAAAAATTATGAAACCCCAAAATTGTATTTATCCCGATTGCTTTAACTGTACTTTAGATGATTGTTTATACAATACGCTTGAACAGCCGGATATAGTTCAGCAAAATAAACTAGATAAAGAAATTGCCTTTAGAAATAAATTAGAGCAATTAGAACCTAAGCAAAGAGCAAAGGCTATATATGACAGAATGTATGAACAGAGCGAAAAAGGCAAAGCTAGACGCAGACGATATAATCAGTCAGAAGAACATAAAATTAGCCAGAAGAAATATTTTCAGACTAAAAAAGGCAAGGCTGCACAAAAAAGGTATAAGCAATCAGAAAAAGGCAAGGCTGCACAAAAAAGAATAGAAGCTAAAAGGATTGAAACCGGTAAAAATGCCATATACTGTAAAAGATATCGGGAGAAAAAGAAAAGAGAGGCTATGTTAAATGAGCAAGTCGGAACAACGAAGATTTCAAGAACAAATGATGAGAGTTCAATTAAACAGGCAGAAGAATAAAGAAAATAAAGAAATGTTTGGTAATGCCTTAACGATTCTGTTATGGGTTTTGCACGATAAATTCGGATTTGGAAATAAGCGACTAGAACGGCTTATTGATGAGATTGACAAATTCAATGAGAATTTTAACGCAGGGCTTATAGATCCGAAAGAACTTATTGAACAGTTAGAAGAAGAGACAAAAATAAAAATTAAATATTAAGGAGTATGGCTTATGAAGTTTTCAGAACTGACTAAGCCGGAGCTTGATGAAATAATTGAAAATGCCAATTTTACAGAAGAAGAATTGAGAATTTTCAAGTTGCTTGTGGGTAATATGAGCTTAGAGCAAATTAGCCAGAGGCTCATGTTATCCAAAGCAACAATTTCAAGAAGAATTAAGGATATGAAAATCAAGATAGAAAGGACTGATGAAATGGTTAAAACAATCCCTATATGGGAAAAAGTAACACTGACAGTTGAAGAAGCGTCTGAATATAGCAATATTGGAATTAATAGAATTAGTACAATGCTTAATGAGATTAGTTGCCCCTTTGTTTTAAAGGTCGGAAATAAAAGGCTTGTCAAGCGTAAAGAGTTTGAGAAATATATAGAAAAAAGTAGGGAAATATAGAGATATATTGAAATATAAGCTATTGTGTAGTAATATTAATTATCACGCAATAGCTCTTTATTTATTGAAAGGAGCTAAAGAAAATGGGAAAGGATTTAAAAGGTAAAGAGCTAGGAAATGGAATCTGTCAACGGAAGAACGGAAAATATTGTGGCAGGTATGTTGATAGATTCGGTCAGAGAAAAAGCATTTATGACGATAAACTGTCAGAATTAAGAAAGAAACTTGCAATTGCAATAGCTGATAGTCAGTCATTTACAAGCATAAGAGATGACATTAAGTTGGACGATTGGTTTAATCGTTGGGTAGATGTGTACAAAAAGAAAAGTGTACGCCCCAATACACTTAGGGAATACACTCACATATACACTAAGAATATATCACCTTTTTTGGGAAATCGCAACATAAATTCCTTTGTTAAGTCGGATATTCAACAATTAATTGATATTACTGACGATAAGGGCTATGGATATGAACGGCAAAACAAAATTAAAGTTATATTATCAGACATGTTTTCAAGAGCGATGGAAGATGAGCTTATGTCCAGAAATCCAACAAAAGGAGTTAAATTGAGGGCAAAAAAGGAAGTTTTCGCTAAAGCATTAACAATTGATGAACAAGAAGTATTTTTTGAATGCTGTGCTGGCACATTTTACGACAATCTATTTAATATTGCTGTAAATACAGGGTTGAGACCGGGAGAACTTTTTGCCTTAACTGAAAATGATATTGATTTTGAAAATGGGCTAATAAATGTATCTAAGACGCTTGTATATCAGAAATACCTTGATGATGAACGCAAGGAATTTCATTTAGAAGAGCCTAAAACAGAACAGAGCAATAGGAAAGTGCCTATGAACAGCTTATGCAGAAAGTATCTTGAAAGGCAGATAAGGCAGAAGCATGTTATCAAAAACAAACAGCCTAAAGAGCAGAACGACTATTTATTTACGACAAAATTTAACACACCACTTAATTCAGTTTTATACAGTGCGGCGATTGATTCTATTGTAGATACAATAAATCTTGTCCATTCTGTTGATGAAGAAATGGAATATTTCAGCGGTCACGCTTTAAGACACACATTTGCAACAAGATGCTTTGAGGCGGGTGTGCAGCCGAAAGTTGTTCAATCATATTTAGGTCATGCAACATTACAAATGACAATGGATTTATACACACATGTTATGCCACAGAAAGCAAGTGACGACATTGAAAGAATTGTTAAAAACGAAAATAAAATTGTTGATTTTGTGAAAAACGTGGTGTAAATGCGGTGTAAATATACGCCATACACCAACTAAAAATCCAGTATTTATGCTATTTAGAAGATTAAAAATGTATAATATTTTAGAAACTTATTATGTATACCAGATAACTCCTTATGACCTTAATGAAAGTTATGATAATTACTGTATTTAAGGGAGCTGTAGAATTATTGAAATAAATGGTGTGTATATTTTTGCTCAAAAGAATATATTGTTGATTAGCATAGTTATTATTGAGGTCGGAAATGGTTCCTGACACACTCCTCGGAGTACCTGAGATGATGGATACACCGCCCATCCAATAATAATTATGCTTTTTTATTTATAAGATAGCTGTAATGGGTTTATACAGGAGAACACAATGTCAAAAGAACAAGCACTAGAAGAATTATTAAAAATGATAAAAGAGGGAAATATTACAGATTACGATGCAGAATTAGCTTCATACCGGGATGAAAAGTATGGTTATAAAGATATAGATGAGAATACACAGAGGGTTAATAATAAAGAATAATCAATACATAATGGACTCGTGCTATACATCACACCCTTTAAAAATCCCCCATTCCATGTTATAATTATTAATCATCAGAAAACGGAGATAAGAACATGAGCGTAGTAACAGAAAAGTCAAAGTGCAGAATTCTTAAATTAGCATCAATGCTTGCGGTAACGATGGGAATTATAATGGCATTTTATGCGTTTTATATTATGTCGGAGCTATATTCATTTTCAGCAACAGAGCAGGGAAAGGCATTATATATGGCTGTCAAGTTGCTGAATATAGCATTTATAGCAGTTATTGTGGAAGGAGTTTACTTTGCAATTGCTGGATTTTATGGAATGACAAACATAGGTGCTGTTGATGCTGTAAAGAAAATCAAAGTTTATGGAATTGTTATGACTATAGCAGGAGTTGTTGATTTAATAATAGTATTTGTGGTATCTAAGTATTCAATAACTGGTAACACGCTGATTCTTATATGCCTTCCAGTTGTAATAGGAATTATGTATCTTGCAGGTGCATTTTATAATGAGAAGCTTATAAAGAATAATAATGGTGTGGAAGGTGATGGCAATGATTGA